ACCGCGGGCGCACGCGCTGGCGACGAGATGTGGGTCGCGAAGAACATCAGCGCCGGCGTCGCGCGCGTCTCGCAGCTCGTAGTCCCGACGAATCCGCCCACCGAAGCGACCCCTACCAACGGCGATGCCTATGTCATCGAGAGCCTGACACAAGTCGCCATCGGAAACATCGACGTTAGGGCACAAACGGGCGCGAGTACCGCCATCTTCCCGACGCTGTTCCTCAACGATCTGCACATCGTGGACCCGGGCGCCGCCGACTTGGCAGCTACAGGCTTCGCTATGGTAGCGACGTCGTGCCTCATCGATCCGTTAGTTGCAACAAGCTTCTTTGATGCCGTCTTCGTCAACTGCTGTCTCACGAGCGGTGACGTGGCCCCGGGCCAGCTAGGCGGATTCGGCGGGGGTGTAACGTTCTACTCAGGGTTGTGGCTGAACATCACCAGCGCCGTGTTCAACAGTCAGGTCTACGTCGACTTCGATCTATTGGCACAGGGATGCTCCATTAACGTCAACGGCACACTCTCGGTGGGCGCCGCCGGCTTCTTCGACTCCGCAGGGGATGCCCTAGTCGTCGGCTCTCCGAACAACACGTTCTCGCGCGGGTACCTTCAGGTCGTCGCAGCCTCGGGGGGCCCAGGGGCATTCCTCTACGGTTCCGGCAACACCGGTTTCGGAGTGCACATCGCGTCTGATTCGACGCTGGCATATACGACGGGCAGCATCCCGACTGTGACCGGTACTTCGGGTGACTTCACGCTGGCTGCCGGCTCCGCGCACGGCTTCAACGATGCGACAGAGGTCTACACCGCCACGATCGCGCAGACGTGGGCCAAGATCGGCACTACGATTGCCGGCGGCGGCTTCGGGGGTGACGCACACAACTTGAAGAGCAACTCGCACGTAGTGGTGCTCGCGTAGGAATAATCACCGCGTAGCCGCTTACGCGCCTGTGCGCTAAGCTATCGACATGACTCGTCGAGCCCTCATCTCCGAAAGGACACAACACGTGTACCCCCAACCATCAGGGGGTCAAGGCGGCCCCGGCGGCACGCTACCGGCTGGCATCATCCCCGGTGACCTTTTGCGCTGGACGGGTACTATCTGGCACCCGAAGTCCACACGTATCAGCGTCAACGAGCAATATCAGACTGCCGACGGTGTGGACGCTGCGGGACGGCTAAACATCGCGCCAGCTTTCTCGCGAGCCTACGCAATTCTCGTAGCGTTGACTGGTGTAGGGAACGGGAAGGGCGCTGGGGGCTGGTTGTACCTCGACCCCGGGCAGTACTCGTGGCGCCTCGGGCAGGTCTTCACGATGGGCGCACCGAACAACATCGCGTTCTTCGGCATCGACGGTAACGGTGCGACCATCTTCCCCGACTTCGCGGGTGCGGGGAGCATTCAGGTACTGATGACAGTCGGCGGTATCCTCGGCGGTGTTCTCAGGATGCAGAACATCAACTTCGCGTCGAACAACACGACGCAGCTGACGGTCGACATCGACAAGGTACTGTCGACGTCGACAGACATCAGCATCGAGCTCGAGGATGTCGGGTTCTACGGTTTGAACGCCACGCCCTCTCTTCAGGGGGTCATGCAAGGCGTTATGAGCCTCGGTGCGTGCGTCGCGCTCTGGGCTAAGAATGTCATCGTCTCCGGGTGCTGGGTAAGTAACGGCGAGCAGTTCTTCGACTTGGAGGGTACCGCTACAGGTACCTTTATCGAGTGCTACTTCTCCACGAATACATATGAAGGTGTAGCGCTGGATAAAAGCGCGGCGTCAGGTACGGTCGTGCACATACAGGGCGAAGCGCCCGCCAAGCAGGTGGCCGGTATCGTGTTTATCTCCTGCCAATTCGGTCTGAACTGCGGCATCAGCGTGTGGATCGATACCAATACCGGGGCGGGGCTAACCACCAACTACGTACTGTTCGACAACTGTGTATGGCTTCAGGGCAACAACGCCGGTAACCCGATCGTCGCCCATGATGTTACGAGTATCGTTGCGCGCGGGTGCGTCTTCGGCTCCAACGCCGGTCCTGGCCTGGATGTCACGAAGTCGACGGGGAACATCACTAACTGGACCTTCGAGGATTGCGTATGGGCGAACTTCGCCTTCGTCGCCGCTCACCTAACGGGTGTCGCCAACGCGAGCTTCATCCGCTGCACCGGCTTCACCGGCGTCAACGCCAATACCGTCACCATCGAGACGGGATGTACGGAGCTACTCTTCGATAGGTGCGACGGCATCCCGGCCTTCACATTGAATGCCCTACCGAAGTTCATCAGGATGAAGCTTCGCGGCACTGTCAACACCACCAATGCGGGGCAGACCGGAACCGTCGCAGTCATTCCCGCGCCTCAGGGGATGAGCGTCTCGGCGACAGTCAACGTGCAGTGCCGCGCCACCAGTGCGCCGGCTGGCGGAGCCATCGGCGATACACGGTGGATCACCATCGACGTCGGAGCCATCAACCCCGCGGGAGTCGTGACAGCCTTCTCGAGCAACCTCGCAGGCGCTAACGGCTACGGGTCAGCCACACTATCGGGTGTCAGCGCTGGGGTATCGGCGGGCGGCGGGGTGTTGAACGTCACCGTCAACCAGTCGGCGGCGCCGGGCAACAACAACACGTGGTCCACCGAGCTCGAAGCCGTCGCGGCGTAATGGATCTTTGGCGCGAGCGGTTGACGTTCTTCTTCCTCGGGCTAGGCGCTGGCATGGCGCTTACAGCTCTAGCACTATGCCACTAGCCGCGGAAGGCACCTTCAGGTAAGCTTCTCTTCGCATGTCGGATGACTTCCTGCCCGATTGCCGCGCTCGGGAACGCCGGGGCGCGGTGCGTACCTCAACCGGTACCAAGATCCCGGTCTACTGCGCCAACTGCGGCAAGCACTGGGGCCTTGTGCCGGAAGAGATGATGACGTTCGCCTTCGTCTTGTGTGAGAGCTGCGCCGAGAAGCACGGCGACATCGCGCACGTCTACAAGGAGCCCGACTCCGTCTTCTGGGCGCGTGTCGAGGAGGCGCAGCGGGAGAACGCTGGGCGCCTCATGACGCTGTCGGAGCTGGCGTTGGCAATCGACGAGAACCCCGCATTTCGCGCCCTGGCGCGCGACTGGACACGTCACGTAAGGAAGGATCTGTAATGGCGAAGGCTCCTAAAGGCGACCAGCCTCTCTGCGATGTTCCGGGGTGCGGGCACCTCGCAACGATGCTCACCGACGGCACTGAGAAAGACGTCGCCGTCAAGCGCACGGCGCCTGGCGTCGACGAGCCGCTAGCGCGCAAGTCGCTGCCGAATCTCAATCTCTGCGAAAAGCATACGAACTGGGCGTTCTCCGACGACGCGAAGGCGTGGGTCGCGGCGCCATCCAACGCAGCCAAGTACGCTGCAAGGGCAGGAGCCTAAGATGCCGCTCTTCTACATGGACGTCCCCGGCGCGACGCAGACGACGAATGCGAGCGCCAATACTGCCAACGATTGCTTCTTCATCGCGCCGGGCGCCTCGAGAACGGTGTGGCTGAACGCCATCTACCTCCAAGGGCGCGGGGTACAGTTGACTAGCATCAGCGGCATCAGCATCCGGCTCGAGAAGTGGACGACGACAGCATCGTCAGGCGGTACTGCCATTACGCCTTCCCCGTGCGACCCGGGGTACCAGGCGGCGAAGCACACCGCTGGCTTCAGCGCGGCGACCGTCACGAGCGGCACCGGCGGGCCCACGTTGATGATGAGCCTCGGCATGGGGACCACGAGCCCCGACAACTGGATTGCCCCCAACCTCGATCAGGCGTACAGCCTTCAGGCGGCGGCGACGCAATCTCTCGATCTGTTCAACATCAGCGGCGCGACGTCACTCATCTTCGAGGCCTCGGTAGGCGCGGCTGAATAATGCCGGCACCTGTCACAGACGGCACGGTCGTACAGACGGGGTCCGCCGGAGACCTCGTCAGCGACGAGGACATGACAGCGCAGCCGAGGCTTTCGCCGCTGGTGCCGCAGCTAGGCGCGACGAACGCCGGTTACAAGATTGAGCGCACCAAGCTCGTCGTCGGTGACTACGATACCGACCGAGGCGACATCTCGAGCGACGGAGGCAGGCCGCTACCGGTGGAGACGTTCGTCGAGCGGCGCTTCATGGAGGCGCAGTACCTTCGAGCCACCGAGCTCGCGTCGCAGTTGACGCTCGGGCGACGTCACGCAGAACGCGCGCCAGTGCTCTTTTTCGCACGTACCGGGCGCGATGGAAGGATCTAGTACATGATCGCCGAAGCCATCATCCGACGGTTCCCAGCGCTGAAGACGCTCACCGAGGCGGTGACAGGCGCGCGCCTCACCGGACTCCTCAGTCTCGCCGTCGCGCAGGTCGAGGACGAGTTCACCGAGATGACTCGCGCCGGTAGGCGCTTCAACGGCATCTTCGGGACAGTAGGTATCCAGTCGGTGCAGGCAGTACCTACCACCGCTGCCGCGTGGGCTCTATTCAACGCAGACAAGAATCGATCCTACGTTATCGATTCCATAACGGCGTTTTTCCTGTCGGGCACCGCCGGTATCGGCGGTACGTTGGTGGGGATAGTATCGCCCATCACCTCTACGATACCGGCAGCAGCGGCAACAGCAACGGTCGGTAACTGTAGTGCTAGCGGGTTGGTTAGTAAGGCCGCCCTCGCCGTCAACTATACACTCCCCACACCGTCTGGAATGATTCAGTGGGGCATACTCCCTGGGTTCCAGGGGCAGACCACCGGGGTCGCCCCGGGCCTGGGGGGCGCGTATAGCGCCGATGTGCGTGGGCGTCTGATCGTTCCCCCCGGAGATGTGTTGGGGTTATCGCTCATCACCGTAGCCGGTACTACGCCGCTGTTCATCATGGGCGTCGCCTGGCACGAAGTCGAGCTCGATCTCGAGTAAGTGAGGCGCCGTGCGCCTCCCTCTTCTAGGCGCAAGGCCGCTTGTCGAAGATACGGCACAAGCCGCCGTCGTCGTACAAGACACATACCTATCACCGTCGGCGTACGCTGAGGACTTCCCGGGCAGCCTCCCGCAAGAGGAAACGGCTGTTGGCGCTACCATCGTCGCAGATCAGCCGGCGCCGCTAGCGTCTAGCGGCGAAGACTTCGCTGGAAGTCTGCCGCAGGAGGAATCCGGTGCCGGTGCTGGTGTTGTAGCTGCCGCCGAGCAGTCGACATCGTCGGCGCTTCAGAGCGAAGACTTCGCAGGCTCGCTGCCGCTCGAAGAAGATGCCGCGAAGCCTCTTCTCATCGACATCGTGTGGTGCCCTCAAGGCGCCTCGCCGGAAGACTTCGCTGGCAGTCTTCCCCTCGAAGAGAACGGCGTCGGCACTGTCTTCAGCGACATGCCGCCGATGCCTGCGGCTGGCGTAGGCGGCGAAGACATTGCGCCGCAAGCGGCAACAGCTACAGGCCTAGAAGAAGACCCCGCGAAGCCTCTCGTCGTCGAGTCGGCGCCGCTTATCACGTGGAGCCAGTCGGAAGACTTCGCCGGCAGGTTCCAGCTCGACGAAGACGGAGCCGCTCCGTGGATGCTGTTCCCCGAACCACCGCTTGTGATGCTGTACGACGTGGCGCCGGGCGAGGACTTCGGCGGGGCTCACCCAGCAGAAGATTCGGCGCTTGCGACAACGGCGCCACCGCTTGATATCGCGTCTGCCGCCAGCGTTGGCGAGGACTTCGCCGGTAGCCTCCCCGTCGACGAGGCGTCTGCGCTGTCGACGACGGTTGTAGACATCACATTCGCGACGCCGGTAGCCACTACGGAGGAATTCGGCGGGGCACATCCTGCCGAAGACGGCGCGACAACGACGGCGGCAGCGTCACTAGATGCAAGTGCCATTGCCATCGTAGGCGAAGACTTCGCGGGGAGCTTGCCGCAAGAGGAAGCCGGGGCACCGTCGCTGTTCGTCGATGTTGTCATCTTGCCGACGCCGTCCGTCTTCGAGGAGTTCGGTGGAGCGCACCCCGTCGAGGAGCCGGGGGCGTACCCGGTGCTCGTCTTCGAGCTGGCGCAGCCTGTCGTCGTCCTCGGTGAAGACTTCGGCGGGGCACTACCGCAAGAGGAGACAGGCGCCGGTGTAACTACGGCGCCATTCGACGCGATTACCGTCGGCGTAGCGCCTCTAGAGGACTTCGGGGGCGCTCACCCGACGGAGGAGACAGGCGCGGCGCCAGCGACGATAGACGTCGCGATACTCTACACCGCGGCGCCAACGGCATCGGAAGACTTTGCCGGCAGCCTCCCCATCGACGAGCAAGGGGCGTCGACATCGACGCCGACGCTCGTCGATACAGTGACGTCGACGGTGTATACCGCAGACGAAGGCTTTGCGGGCAGCCTGCCTCTCGACGAGAGCGGCGCCAGCGCCGCAGCGACGGCGTCGACAGACGCGACGTCGCAGACGGCGGCGTATTCCGATGAGGACTACTTCGGGGCGTTGGCTATCGACGAAAACGGTGCGCTTGCGGCGCCGCCTACGGAAGCGACTGCCAGCGCTGTGTACGCTCCCCTGTGGCGCGAGTCGTTACCGACACCGCCGGCACCAACGCCGCCTGTCTTCTATCTGATACCGCCCGCGCCGCCGCCACCGCAGGCACCGACAGTCCCGATGATGGTCGGGATGGACATCAACATCCCAGAGCCGATGGCGGCCGTCGTCGCCGTTGCGCCGGGCGTCGTGGCGACGGAGACCGCGCATGTCATCGTCGCGGCCCCCGATGGCGTCGTCTACGTCTACACGGCGATGGCGAAGCGTATCGTCAACGACGGTACGCGCGTGGTGCTCGGCACTGTACTCGGCTTCAAGCTGGCAGCGGACAAGTCGCCGTCTGTCATCGAGGTGCGGGTGCCGGCAAAGGCACCCGAGAAACCTCAGGCGAAAGCGTCGGGGGCAGCCGCCACGCCTCAGGCACCTGCGACACCCCCGACGCCGAAGACTCAGCCGCAGAAGCCCGTTGCGCCTCCGGCGGCTGTGGCGCCGCTGGCGGCGGCCGGCGCTATCGTCGCTGCTCTGTGGCTCCGGCAGGCTTCAGCGCCTAAGAAGCCGGCCTGGAAGCGCATGAAACCGCGGTACCCCGACTATAGAAAGGGGCGCAAGCGCTAGCCGTAGGCGCGTAAAGTGCTACGCTGCTCATCTAGAAGGAAGGTCTGCTCATGGGTGCGTTTCGAGTTGCTACGGGGTACCAGATGCTAGTGGCGGCCTCTGTGCCGCATCGAGGGCGGCACCGGATGCGTCCGTCGACGCGGTCGATGGCGCTCTTCCTCTCCCCGATCCTCATCCACGGGGCCGGCGGCGGTCTCCTCGGCATCATCGACACGGCGGTCACCGGCTTCTACCAAGACGATCCTGTCTGGGCCTCAGGGACGGGCTCCAGACCACATCAGGGCTTTCTGAAGCCACGAGGTTAGCTTCTGGTTCCGTGGGAGGAAGTGCCGTGGTGGCTCGCCATCGCACTCGCACTCGGCGCCCTGTTCGGCGCCACGATTCCGTGAGGTAAGGACACACCAATGCTGGCCCCGTACGTTTCCATCGGCGCGCAGTCGCAACCGACACACGGTACACCGGCGTGCGCCAACCCGTGGACGTCTGGGTTTTCGACGTTCCTCGCGGGCGCCGTAGCACTCGGCGCCGCCGGGGCGCTGGCTGGCTACTTCGTCAAAAAGGCCCCTGTCGCGGGCGCCGGCATCGCGCTGCCCTTAGCGGGGTACCTCTATAACGGCTTGAGCAACAAGGGCTGCTAATGCCGGGCGTCGACGCAGGCCCCTCGTGCCCCGGTGGCTATACGCTGCTGCCCGACGCCAAGGTGACGGCGACAATCTCGCAACGAGCCGTGGCGCTCTTGCAGCAGTGGCGCGGGGGCAACTTCCCCGTCGGGAGCACCAACAGCGAAGAGACGACGTCAGGCTTGGCGCTTGACTATCGCTACGAGTGGCATCCGCCCGACTTCCAGAACCCCGTCAAGCACACGGGCGTAACGGTGTACTACTGCGCTGGCGGAGGCAGCAGCCCCGCCAGCCCTTTAGCTCCAGCGTCGGGAGCACCTTCCTCGTCAGCGCCATCGCCCTCGGGGTCGTCGGGGCAGGAGTCTTCACCGCAGCCTACCTCGTCAGGCGAGGCTCCCGCAGGCGCCGACGTCGCTAACGGCGCGGGTGCCTGCGAGACACCCGGCGGCGGTGTCAAGTTTTCTCTCGAAGGCTTACTCGAGACGCTGGCGGAAGACGTGGAGAAGCTGGTATGATTCGCAGGCGTACAGGCCTCGGGTGAGGCGGCTCTAAGAAAGTGCCGGTCGGCACCGAAGGAAGCAGTGGCAGCATGCAGCACATGAGAATCGCGGGCTTCAGCGTACCAGTGACGCATCGCGCGGGCGCCGGGCAGAGCGCTGCGCCTGCGGCGCCCGGGGGCACGGCGATACCGCTGTTGCTCTTCACCTTCGGGGGCTTGGCGCTCATCGCGGGTATCGCCTACGCCAAGGACCAACTCAAGTGAAACTCACACAGAAGATGAAACACACCCTCCTCATCGGAGGCGGCGTAGCGGCGGCACTGGCGCTCGTCGCTGTCGCAGTCGCGGCGCAAAGCAAGAGCGCCGCTAGCGGAAGCGGCGGCAGCTCCGGCGGTGGGGGCGGTGGCTGTCAACCAACTACGCAGCTAGTCAACGGGCATAAGTACCAGATCATCGGCCAGGCCGCCGGTGCGCCTACGACTATCCAAGACGGCCAAACGTTCATGTCACTGCTCGCACAGCAGTTCGGCGGAACGGCCACCGTCACAAGCGTCTCGCCGCCAGGCACGATTACCTTCACCTGGAGCGGGCCGACTGTGCCGATGGCGCCGACAGCATCGCAGAGCGTCCTCGACTGCGGAGCCGCGTGATGAAGCCTGTAGAGACAGCCCTGTTCGTCGGGGGCGCGGTTTTAGTGACGGCCGGCGTCGCAATGCTGGTGTCTAAGGCACAAGCAGCTACGCCGTCGCAGCCGCAACCGGCGCCACAGCCCCCTCCGCCGCCCCCACCGCCTCCCCCTCCTCCACCCCCGCCGCCGCCTCCGAGTCTCGTCAGCCAGCTGCTTCCGGGGCACCAGTACACCCTCTCGGGCCCCTCCGCGACGCTCGCCTCGAGCGTCCTGGGGCTCAACGGGGCCGTCTCGGTGCCCGCGGTGCAGGCCGCCCTCGACGCGCTGCTCGGCCCAGGCTCTGTGTCGGTGCAGAGCGTCGATACGAGCTCCCCGGTCGGCACGCTGGTCTTCATCTACATCGGCCTCGGCGGGCAGCCCGTGGCGCTGCCGGTGCAACCCGTCAACGGTCCTATCCAGGGCATCACCTTCGAGCCGCCCCCAGGCTTCAGCGTCGTCGACAACGGCTGTGCGTTGGGCACCTGCCCGCTGGGGTAGTACACTGCCCCTATGGGCGCCAACCGAAGCTCACGCGGCGTCAAGAACACCTACCTCGCTTACCTCGACAGTAAGGCGAGCCACGGTCTCCCTGCGCCCATCAACTTTACAGCGCCCGTCGGCTACGCGAGGCAGACCGTTTGGTACATCGACCCCGTCAACGGTAGCGATAGCTTCTCAGGGCTTACCCCTGCGACCGCGCTGGGGACGTTTGCTGAGTACGTCAGGCGCACTGGCCAGGCCCTAGGGCGCCCCATCACAGGCGCCGTCGACATCTTCATCCTCAACTCACTGGCGCCGAGCGACGTCGTGACGTTCACCGGCAACCTCATCGGGGGCGGGGGCACCACCGCGTTCCTTCGCATCCACGGGGTGCCGAAGACGGTACATTCGGGTACCGTTACAGCCTTCACCGCCTACAACCAGACCACCGGGACCGCCAACGACTTGCAGGACGGGACACTCGACTGGACGCCCTTCGTCGGTATGCAGGTGACCTTCACCACCGGCGTCGCTGCCGGCGCTCGGGGTAACATCATCAAGGCTGTTAGCGCCGGTCATGCAAGGATTGATTGGATCACAACGGCCAACGGTACGCTCGACCCCTCTTACGTGAACCCGGGGCCCGGGGACCACTACCAAGTGCAGACGCTCCCCCAAGTGTTCGCCTACGAGGAAGACGTTACTGGTGTCTTCATCCCCGACGGACTTCCGCACGCACTCGTAGAGCTACTCGACTTCACACCCATCGAGCAGATGGTGACGGGGACATCACCGTTTACAGGGATCGTCTTCCAGTACTGCGCCTTCAGCGGCCTGTCGACGTACGGCACTACGTTTCTCATCGTGGGGACCGTCATCAACGCTGGAGTCGGGATGACTGTATCTACGGGTACACAGACGCTCTTGGCGTGCAGCTTTCTGAACAGCGGGCTACTCATCAACACAGGCTACGTACCGTGCTCTGGGGTGCTGTTCCAGAACAGCATCGTCGTCATACAAGCCGGCGGGGAGCTACATTGCCACAACCTAGGTACCGGCATCGGTGTATTCGACACGGATAGTTGGCTAACGTTCTTCGACGGCGATGACACAGGTACACTGTCTGTCGAAGGGTTGTTGTGGGGCAGCAACAACACCACGTTCCTGGTCGCTCTCACGAGCGGTGCGCGTATCGTTAGCGATGGGGCGTATACCGCCAAGTTTCCGGCCAGGTGCACCGGGGGCGCGACGGAGCTCCAGATCAACGGCAAGACGAGCCTCTACGCTAACAGCCGTAGCTTCCCGTTCGGCCTGGTGAATACGCTCATCCCCCTTACGTTCGCTAACATCGTGAAGTCGGTAGCGACGGGCGGCTTCGAGGGTCTCGTCTACGACCCGCTGTCACCCATCACCGGCTTCTTCACCAACGGTTCCTAAGATGACAAAGACAGCTCTCACCGCACTCTTCGCCGCTAGCGCTGTAGCCGGCATCGTCACGTGCGCCGTCGTATGCAACAGTGCGCACAAGACAGCTAAGTCGCTACCGCCGTCGACACTGCCGCCGGTGCCTACGACGCCCCCCGGCGCCAGCGGCGCTAGTTCGCTGTCGTACCAGAGGCTCTTCGTCTGGCAAAGCGGCGCTTGGCAGCTCGTGACGAGCGGCTGGGTGGCTGACGTCACGCCCCAGAGCTTCTTGCAGTACCTCGCCGAGGAGTTCCCGCCCACGTACGCAGTCTTGCAAGTCTGGGATGGCGCCAGTTGGCACGTCGAAAGGAACTTCTGATGGGCTGGGAGGAAGGCTACGTACCGCTCGAAGGCTGGAGCAACTTTCAGTCTATCTACCAAGACGCCGTCGACAGGGCGCCCGCGCAGGGCGCTGTGTTCGTAGAGATGGGCGTCGCGCTGGGGCGCAGTGCCTTCATGATGGCGCAGATGATTGCCGCCAGCAAAAAGAGCATCTCCTTTTACGCCATCGACCTCTGGGATGTGGTGCCTGCGAAGCAGTGGCAGCGCTTCGCTGACGACTTCTTCGGGGAGTTTCTCGAAGGCGCCGTGAAGCACGCGCGCCACCTCTTGAAGCATGTGCGGATTCTCAGACTCGACAGCGTCGCCGCCGCGCGCGCCTTCGACGACGCGAGCATCGACTTCTGCTTCATCGACGGGGACCACTGGTACGACCCCGTTAGGCGCGACGTCTTGACGTGGCTTCCGAAGATGAAGCCCGGGGGCATCATCGCGGGGCACGACTACGACCAGCCGCACTTGAAGCGTGCAGTCTGCGATGTGTTCGGCGAGGGGCGCGTCGAGGCAGTCGCCACCAGTTGGCGCGTCAGACTGTAGTCTCATAGACGCGTATCATCAGCGCGCCTAGCGCGGTGAGATGGTAGTTGGTACGTTCCCACTCCTCATCCCACACGGAGCCGTCGGGGTCTGTTACCACTTTCTGGAATATGTAGGTTTCTTCGCGTAGCAGCCCTCTCGTCGCGAGACCGTCGTACAGAGGTATCTCGGAGTCATCCAGCGTCTTATCGGGGAAGCCGGGGGCGCACGCCTTCAGCGCCGTGTACTCTTCGCTCGTCAAGCCACGCATCTGACTTAGCCTACGACGCTATCGCCATCATCGTCGGCGCCGTCGGCGGCTTTGGCGCACGCCTCGCGCCACTCGGCAAGCGACGCTTCCACCCACCCCGCGCAATCTCCGTATCTCTTCCAGACACAGGCCTTGCCGCACGTTGCGCATCGCCACATATCGCCCTCCCGCACGTCGGTGAAGAGCCTAGCGAAGAAACCGGGCGTCGCGCACATGTGCGGCTTGACGCGGTTGTGTGGGCAGCTGATGAATCCGTAGCGCTCCGGCGGAGTAGGCGGCTTCGCCGATTCTCGGTAGCTTGCCTCTTTAGCGCGCTGGGCGTCGGCGGCTTCTCGTTCGAGACGAGTACGTAGCCCGTCGTAGTTGACTCGCGCGTCAATCCACTCGCGCGCGGCGCGCTCGGCGTACTCCACGGAGCCCCGCGGGGAGACCTCGTGTAGCGCGTCAGCTACTCCCGGCGAGCGCACAGTCGCTACGACGGCTCCGTAGCATCCGGAGTACTCGATGAGGTATCCGCGGTGTTGCTGGGGCACAATCGGGATGAGGAGTGTGTTAGCCATGGTATGCGCAGGGCCTCGGGGCGCCACAGCTCCGGCACAAGTCATCGTGCTGCGGCTTTTTGAAGAACGCCATCAACGCCATCTTGTGTTCTGGCTCGATATCATCGCCTGCGGCGCCATCGGGCGGCGCTGGGAACGGTACGACTTTGAAGCGCGAGGGGCTGTAGAAGTACCCCGGACGGCAAGGCAATTCCACGACGCCGTGCCCGTCAGCCCACTTGGCTGGGTCCGCGCACGGATAGATAGCGCCCACGTGCAACGCTCGCAGGGCATCTGTACCGCTACCGCTATCGATGCAGTCTAGCCATAGCTTGTCGGGGTTGCCCTCGTGGAAGTATCGACGGGGGTACAATCTCCCTTCGTACTCTTCGCCGACGAGTCTAAAGAATCGATAGCTAGGGTCGATGCACATCACAGCGCAGATGGTACCGTCGGGCATAGCGACATCGACGCCGCGCCCCTTACGAACCTTCACCAGCATTAGTTGCTCTTACCGCCGTCGGCACCACCGCCGCCAGCTGTTTGCTTCAACGTCTCCTCGTCGAGCCTCACGATCTCTACAGTGGAATCTGCCGCAGCGGCGTAAGCGCGCTCGACGGCGGCATTATCCACGATATGGCCCCGTTGGCGCATCTCGCCGACGACGCAGATACCGACAGCACGGATGCACACGACGAGTGTTGCTAAAGGCTCCGACTGCTGGCCGATGAAGCGCGCCAGCGTTGTCAGAAGTGCCTGCCCGACGGCCTTGCCGGGGTAGCCCTTGGCAGCCAAGAGGTTGACGGTGTCGAGCAACGCGTCGAGGCAGTACACCGTCTGCTTGTCGCTCTCGGTGATCACCTTCTTGCCGTCGTCACTCACGTAGTACCTCCTGTATCCCCTACGATGCGTCGCTTGTAGTCGGGGTTGCGCGTCTCGACAACGCGTAAGTCGTTTGGCGTACCGGCTGCTGAGCCCGCCCACGAGACGGTTATATCCGCTGCGTGTACGAGCGTCTCGTAGTCGTACATCTGGTCAGGCTGTAGGCCTGTCTCACGAAGCGCTACAGCGCGCGCCAGGAACCACCACGGGGCCTCGACGATGAGCCACGGGGTACCCCCAATGCCGAAGAAGACCCAGCGGCTCACTTGGATACCTCTACCGGAAACTTCATGCTCTTCCACTCCAGTAACCCTCCACGTTCGGAGGCCAGGCTGTCGAAGGTCTCCTGTACCTCCTGCGCGGGGCTGTACCACTCCCGCCAACTGTCGCCGGTGCCTATGTACCCGTTGTAGTCCTGGTACTTCTTACGTAGAGCGCGGTGGAGAGCGGTCTCATCCTTACGCGAGCCGACGAAGACTTTGAGCAGTCTAAGATCGGGCTTGGCGGGGGCCGCGTAGCGCCTCATCTGCGCCAAGATGAACGCCACCCGTTTCGGGGGACTCGTGGACCAGCCGATCTTGAGGAGCCCCGGCCCGTCGGCGTCCACGAGTTGGGCGAGGTAGATGAAGCCCTCGAGCCCTTCGAGAGTACTGCCCGGAACGATGCTGCCCCAGAGGTAATATCTACGCATCTTTTCCCCTTTAGTAACCTACCAACCCTAAGCTGAGTGGAACAGAAAGATCCATACAGAATACTCTGTACCCCCTACGAATTATTCCCCTGGGGTTTGAGGTGTGCCGGTGAGTTTAGGGATGGTCGGCTACCAGCCTTCTTTTCCGCTAGTTTTATCACTTGAGCTCTCTTTCCGCCCTCCTGTAGAGCTTCGGGGCTCTTATCGGGTCTGACGTACTCATAGCCCGCGTGCGCACTGCCGATGTACGTTCGCCGACGTTCCCACCCCAGTTTCTTGAGGATGGCGCTCACTCTCATCTGCTCCGAGCGCGTGATGCGCGCGGGCTCTATGCCCAGGGGCCCGGTGAGGATGGTCGCCATGCTGACGCTCTTGCCCGGGGGCGAGTAGTGCCGTCGCTCGTCGTTGTACTTGTCGATGACAACGTCGTATCCGAGATCGAAGTAGCGCTTGATGATGGGCTCCCAGGGGTCCAACTGGCGACGCGTCTCTTGCACCTTCTCGAATTCTTTCATCAGGCGCATATCGGTGAGGTGCCACCGCTCTCGTTTGCGATACCGCGCAACGGCCTCGGCCCAGAGCTGATCGCGCTCTGCGTGCAGCGCCGCGATGTCGACGCGTGTAATGCGCATAGGCCAGAAGCGGCGTGCGCCGGTGTCGTCCTTCAGGTACTCATCGGCGTTCGTGGTGCCAGCGAAAACGCACATGCGCTGGAACGTCTGCGCGATGCGGCCGTAGCTCTTTCGGTAGGTATCGTTCTGGCTCGTGATGTACGCCTTGACGCGAGAGAGCTCGCTGCGGTTCAGGGAGTCGAGTTCGGCGAGCTCGATGATCCACTTGCCCCGAAGTAGCTGGAAGCTGTCCTTGTTACCGAGCTCGATGGAGGTCTCGAGGAACCATTCCGTCGACGGGCACAATTCGCGCAGCATCGTCGACTTGCCGGCCCCCTGCTCCCCCTCGAAGATGGGGACCGTATCGACCTTGCACCCCGGTTCGTAGACGCGCGCGACGGCGCCGATGAGGAACTTGGCGCAGATGGCGCGGTTGACTTCGTTGTCCTCGGCGCCGGCAAGCCTGATAGCCCAATCGTCGATACGCTTCTTGCCGTCGTGCTTCAATGTGTCGAACCACTCCTTGATGGGGTGGAAGCCGTTGCGCTTCGCGACGACGCTGACGATCTCCTGTACCGTCGCAGAGTGTACGTTGATCTCCCACGTGCTTCGTGCGAGCCAGTGCGAAAGCCGTACCGCATCGTCATCTTGCCACGTAGCGCCGCTCTGCTTCCCGATACGGTCCTCGGCGAGCCACGGCGGCTCCTTACGGAAGACGATGTTGCCCCCCAGCTCGTCGTAGGCGAGCGTGTCCTTCCACCTCGGGTCGTGGCAGAGGATGATGCTCACGTTCGCTCCGCAGCTCTTTACGTAGGAACCGCTTTTCGTATGCCCTGTGACGAGGAGGTTCTGCCACTTATCGGTAGATGTAGGTTTCTTGGCGCTGGAAGGCGCCTTGGTTTTCGTCGACATGTCGGTTCCCCGTTTCCTTCACCCGCGAGCTTGCGCTCACCGCGGACTGAATGTATAGCTCTCATAGAGCCCAACAGCAAGAGGCTCGAAGCCGGAGGTGAAGACGGCGATGCACGAGAACGATTACGAACAGGAAGACCCTAGCGTCGAAGTCGAAGGGGCGCCTTGGGGCAAAGGCGCGCGGGTCAGTCACACGACTTTCATGACGCCCCGACCTTACCGCGTAGTGGGTATCGACGCACGAGGGCGTAAGATTCGCACGAAGGCGCCGTGGAACACCGCGCAGGAAGAAGCGCGCCGCGCAACGCACGTGCGCGTTAGGCGCGGAGTGGAGCCGACGCGATGAGTTTCGAGGGTAACCACGAACCGCGTTTCGAGCGCGTCGCGCGCCGCACCATCCGCGTACGCATCGACGACATCGTCGACAACGCTCCCTACAACACACCCGTCGCCAAGCGGCGCTACATCGACATCGAAGCCGGCTACGGCGAGAGGCTGCGCATGCGCAATGCCATCGCGCGGGTTATCAACGAGCAAGCGCTCGTGGAAAGAAAGGCGCGCGCGTGAAGACGCTACTCTTCATCTGGGCTCTCGTGGCGCTCGAGACAAGTGCTGCGGCGCTGTGGATTGCCGGTGGCTTCTTGAAGCTCGCCAACGCGTCGTTGAATCGCGGCGACAAGCTGTACTGGAAGCCACGACGCTACCCAAAGCGGTATCTGAAGCTAGGCGTCGGCTTCGGGCGTCTGGCCGACACATTCACAACCTGGAGCCGCGGGATGACAGCCAGGAGCACCGCAGCGTTGCAGGCGTCACGTGAGTAGCTTCCTCGCGGAGATGTGGAGGTTCCTAATCTGGTGGGTGCTGCTACCGACGGGGGTGTTTCTGACGCTACTCGTGGTGGCCGCCTTCTGCTTCGAGTGGCTCGATAAGAGGAGTGGCGGCGATGACTGAAGAACTAGCCACGATTCACGCAACGATGAGCAAGACTGACGACTTGCTCGCCTGTGCTTGGCGTTGGGGTCGCCAGGCGCCCCGTGATACCGGCAGTGATGCCTCGCGCTTCGGCGTCGCCTGCCACGACATCTACGCGAAGCTCGGCGCCGAAGACTTGTCTCTCAAGGATACAAAGGCGCTACGCGCCGCGTGCGTCGCCGTCGGCGATAGCTTCAAGGTCGACGCCAAAGAAGTCGAGTCACTGGTGGTGCAGAGCTGGCCTGTCTTCAGCCAGTGGATGAAGGGTGCGAACCCTTTCCGCATCAACTTCCACGACAAGGGGCTCGCCAAGTACGAGTACAGCGTCGCCTACAACGTCACGGAGACGACCGCGCGCGAGTGCGAGTCACCTAACGAAGCCACGCACGTCTACGGCGATTGCGACTACGAGACTGAGTTGCCAGGCACCGCCGACGTCGTCTTCTACCGCCGCAAAGAGTACCTGTGCATCCTCGACTACAAGACGGGGGAGGATGTCCCCGAACCTTCGCAGTCGGGGCAGCTGAAGAGCCTCGCGGTGGCGCTCGTGGACATCTACCCCGAGGCTAAGCAAGTCATCGTAGGGTTGCTCCACGCGCCCCGGCGCACCGGCGTGCCGACTGTCTACGTCGACACCCTCAGCGCCAAGGACATCGCATACCACCGCGATGCGCTGTGCTTTGCGTGGCAGCAGCGGGGCTTGTCGATGAGCCCGGGCACTGTGTGTCAGTACTGCCCGCTACTGACATCGTGCCCGACGCAATCGAGCATGCTCGTGGAGCTGAAGAAAGGCTCCGCAGGGAATCTCGCGCTGACTAGCGAGAGAGTCGGCGCGATTCACGTGGCGCTTCAGCAGTACGATTCGCTTGCAGAGCAACTGCGCAGCCAGTTGAAGGCGTGGGTGCGCACCAACGGGCCGGCTGTCAGGCCCGACGGCAAAGTACTCGACATCGTGAAGCGCGAGTACGAGACGCTGTCGAAGACGAGTCTCATGACGGCGCTAGGCGCCGTCGAAGGCGAAAAAGAGCTGGCTAAGCTTCGTAAGCGTGGCTGTCTGAAGAAGGACGAGCGCGAGGAGCTTCGCGCGGAAAACGATAAGGGGCGCTAGATGAAAGCCGTGAAGCGTCCGTTGTGGATCGTGCCGGGTGTCTTCAGCGCGCTGGTGTGTCTCATCGAAGCGCGCAGGGACACCGCCGCCGGGCACCCGTGGTTCGCGTTCTTCGACGGTTTCTTTCTGGCGGTAGGGGTGTTCGGATGTCTACTCTGGGCATTCGCCCCGCCAAGCGATGATGACGAGGCGCGGCCGTGAGCACATTCAACGAATCTGGATACCGCGCCACCTGGGGCGCTATCTACACCGTTGACGATAAGCGCCTCGCGCTGGGGCCCAGCGACGCCTACGTATATTGCCCCGACACCGGAGTCCCCGAAGCTTTCAAGACGTTCCGCATCGGCGAACTGCAACTCGACGAGGCGCAAGCCGGTGCGCTTCACGCGCATCTGTCACGTTGGCTCGGTAAGGAGTGAAGTGATGTCTCGACGAGAAGCATGTCTAGCGCTCGGCGCCGCTGTCGTAGCGGCGGTGCTGCTACTGACCGCCTGTGGCGCCTCGAAGGCAGGTTGGGGCAGCGCCACTGACGCTGGCGTAGAAGCATCCGACGGTGGCATCTCCAACGACGCGCCTCTCTTCCCCGACGCCGGTGCGTACGATGCACCCCCCTTCGACCTCGAGCCACCGACGCTAGGTCCGATGCAGTACCTCGGCGGACCCGTGCTGCAAGACCCCGTCGATGTGTACCTCCTCTGGTACGGCGCCTGGCACGACGCCGCCGAGAGGCAGTCTCTCATCACACGTCTGATTCAAGAGCTGTCGGCTTCCCCGTGGCTCGCCATCGAGAGCAACATGGAGACGGACCCCTGGGACGGCGGTCCCCGCACGGTGCCGGCAACACGGATGCTGCTGGCTGCTAGCGTCAACGTCTCGGCGTTGGAGCCAGACGACAGCGGCGTTGACTATAATGTCTCCAGCGACCGCGTGATGCAGATCGTCACTGACGCCATCGACGCCGGGGCGGTACCACAAGACAACAACGCCGTCTACGTGGTGCTCACCTCTAACGAGGTGAAGTACGACAGCATCAACGCGTGCAACTACTTCTGTGCATACCACGACAGCTTCGTCCCCGCCGTTGGCGCGGCGCCGGTGAGGTATGCGTATGTGCCCGACTACGAACCATTGCCTGATCCGTTTGACGGCGGCGTCGTCGACTACAGCTGTCTGGTAGGCTGCACCGTCCAATCCACGGCCGCCGGCTACGGCGCGATGGCGGCCCCGCACAGCGTCGATTGGGCCGGTGACGGTATGGCGAACGCTCTCGCCCACGAGTTGGCGGAAGCCATCGACGACCCCGACCCTACCATCAACCCCGCCTGGCAAGACGTCATCAACGGCTATGTGGAATCCGCTGATAAGTGTGAGTGGCGCTTCGACCCGGTGGTGTACCTCCCCGGTCCTTACGGGGGCTCCTACGGCAACGTGGAGCTCGCGCCCGGGGATTGGTGGCTGATTCAGCAGAACTGGCGCAGCGACATCCTGGGCCCCAACGGGGGTGAGTGCGTCTTAGCGCCATAGCGCTACTCTAGTGGATGGGCAGCACAAGCAGTAAGTTGGAGCAGATGGCGAAGGCAGGAGGAGCGTTGGCGATGCTGGTAACGAGTGTGACGTTGCTTTCGTGCATCTCCTGTTTCCACCCGGCGGGCGACATCGGCTTCCGCGCCAACCACAAGGCGGGCTACAGCATCGACGCGAGCTTCACCGCCGAGGAGCGCCACGACATTCGCGACGGCGTCGCCGCGTGGGAGAAGGCCGCCAACGGGCACCTCGTGATGATTGAAGAGGAGCCTCGCTGGAGCCTCATTCACTTCCGTAAGTACACGATGGGGGAGCTCGGCTTCGCCCCCAACGGCAACGTGCTCGTGGGGCTCTGTCACACCGAAACGGGCGTCATCGACATCGTATCTACGAAGCGTCTGCGCGCGACTGCGATTCACGAGTTGGGGCACATGTGGGGCTTGAAGCACAACGAGGACGTGGAAAGCTTTATGCGCGAGGACATCGGCACGGTTGTTCTACCCGACGGCGACATCAAGTCGGTGGACTACAAGCCGGCTTGCAGGGTGCTGGGATGTTAGCTAAGCGCTTCATGGTTTGCACTGATTGCTTGAAGCGCTTCTACCACGGCGAGGAAAAGTCTTGCTCGCACGGATGGGATATCGTGGCGGGCAAGCCCCGCGGGGGCATATGCCACGAGTGCGGTAAGGAAGTAGACGCTTTGCACTGTCCCGGTGGACTGCGCACACCGCTGGCGCTAAGCCCCGATGGCGCTTCCGCCGAGACGGTGGCGGAGCTCGACGCGTTGGCTGATGCCCTCTTGAAAGGACCCGGATGCTGACACCGCTCGACTTCAAGCGCCACTTCACGCTCGGAGGCCACAGCTTCACAGCCTTTGCCTACGACGCCGGAGGCTATTGGCACTACTACGCCAGCTGCGCTGAGGGTACCGGTCAGCAGTTCGGTCCATGCACCAGTTTCAAGGCGCTCGAGGAAGAGATTCGCAGGAGGCGCAATGGCTGAAGACACGCGCGCCGTCGAAGTGTTGAAGCAGCTGCTCGCGGCGCTGACCGCCGTCGAGGGCTGCCGCTTCTGTTGCGTCGCTGCTGACGAAGACTGCCACAAGGCGCAGTTCGAGAGCGCCATCAAGCGCGCGAAGGCGTATCTCCAAACGCGGCGCCAAGAGGCGTTGAATAAGCCGTCATGACGCCACGAACGGAGCTGGTGCGCCGGTCACCCGCGGCGGTGCCCCCAAGCGCCCCAAGCGCGTATTCCACGGATGCGGACCCCTCTCAGTGCGTGGCGTTCATCGTGGTGGAGACGCTTCCGGATGGGGCCCCGCGGGAGCCCCCGCTCACGCCGTGTGCACCGACATGGTGTTGCTCGGGTCCGGATGTGCTTTTGAGTCAACAGAATCCAAGGCGAGGAGGCGAGCATGCAGGCATGGCTCATCGAGCGTACGGACGTGCTGCTCTGCCTCGCCCATGACGGGGCTTGCATACGGTGGGTAACGTTCAACGATCCAATGGCGTGGCGTTTTGCGTCTCGATTCGAGGCGGAGGAGATCGTCACACGCCGAAAGCTGAAGGACGTCCGCGTGCTCGATCACTCGTGGACCTAGAACCTCGTCCTCATCGTCGTAGGCGTGCTTCTCTACCTCGTCCACGCCGTCATTCCGATGTCGTGGTTGCGGTGCTCCGCTTTGGGGCGACAACATGCGCATCGCCGATGGTTGTCCTTGCAACTCGCCGCGAGGTGTGAACCACGGGTTGGTACCTAAAGAGGTGTGCACATGCGTCGAATGCGATCCGGAACAGACGGGCTCGTCGAGGGTACGCTAGCGCACCGCATCACGTACGAAGAGGTCGGGTTGTTGGTGCCGTGGTGGAAGATAGCCATCGGCTTGCCGGCGGAAGCGCTGGGGTGGTGGCGATTGCGGGACTGGTGCCTTACGTATGAAGGCAGGAGGTCCGTAGGGCTCATAGGCAAAGAGACGAGGCAACGGGACTGCTGAATGACGTACGCGCCGATCTGCACGAGGCCACCAGAGAGATCGCTGCCCTCCGCGCGAAGCTGGCCGAGGAGTGGCGCGCCGCCAAAACGCCGGCTCGAGTATGCAAAGCCCGTGGAGGATTGACATGAAACTCAGCCTGCGAGAGCGCATCGAGGAGCTAGGTCGACGTGTCGGCCTCATGGACACCGCGAACAGCCGTGCGATGTCTGCGCCGCGTGTCGGGCCCGCGCCGCCATCGCACGCATCGACGACGGGGTGGGAAGTGAGCCCGGCTACCCGCGCTAAGGCTGCGCCAAGCACGCCGCCGCCATCCCGATAGCGTACAGCGCCAACGCGCCAGTCACTAGCCACGCCAGAGGGTGTCTCACGCGAAGCGCCTCACGAGCCGCCTCATTGCCTGCGGGTTGTGAATCAACCACGCCGCACCGATGGCGCCGGCTACGAGCACCGTCGCGAGAAGCCACGGTGCCTGTTGCACCGCTGACGGTGACGGGAACGGCGACGGGCCGTAGGGCTGGAGGTACTTCTGGTACGCCCCCGAGTTGAACGTGCTCCACGGGTGCCAATTCGAGCCCCCGGAGCTGATGGCGAGTGCCGCTTTCGCGTTGTAGACGGGGTCGAACAGCTTCGTCGGGTCGTACGAGGGGTGCGCGTGGAGGTTTACCTGCCAGAGGCCTTCGCTGCCCCCGGGGGTGATGTTGAGATCTCCCACGGCGCTCGGATTGCCCCCCGACTCCGCCATCGCAACAGCGGCTGCCGTCGGTACCGCCGACGCCGGGAACCCGACGCTGGCCGCGAGACCCTGTAGTTGAGCTACGCTGAAGGTCACCTTGGCGTAGTTTTAGCACATGGTATGGTTCTTCCAAGGTGGGGGTCTGTTCTTGTGGTACTTCGTAGTGTCGAGAGCGTATTCCGACGGCCATCCGTTTTTGAGCCGGTAGGCGAGTGTCTCTTGCCCTATGCCGGTCAGGCGTGCCCATTCAGCGAGCGTACGCGTTACACCGTTGACCGTAAGTGTACGGGCGTCTTCGCGGCGGCGTCTATGCTCCTGCTGCTCTTGAGGCGTTGCCCAACGGCAATTCTCTTTACGGTAATCACCGTCGTTGTCGATACGATCGAGCGTGCGGCCGTCAGGGCGCTCGCCCATGTCGGTGAGGAAGTTCTCGAAAGAGAGCCATCTACTGCAAACTTTGATGCCGCGACCTCCGTAGTCGGCGAACCTAGAGTGTGTAGGCCGAGTGCATCTAGCAATCATACCGGACCAAGTTTCGTACGTAGGTGTGTGCCCTCCACGGCACGCATGACCGTGCTTGAAAGAAGGGTTGGCGTCATATGATCGTCCGCCAGGCATACGTTGGAGCGTTAGGGTGTGATTGTGACACGAAGTTGTCAAGCGCCAGCGCCGCCGCTCTGAAAGCCGCCGAGCTGAAGTTCGTGATTCGCTATCTCAGCCTCGGCGCCACTGAGTCACCAGGCGACCTCGACCTCGCCGAGACGCAGGCAATCCTCAACGCCGGGCTCGCCCTGATGGCGGTCCAGCACGTGCGCTACCCCGGCTGGCTGCCGTCGATGGCGCAGGGCACCGCCGATGGTGGCGTCGCCGCTACGCACGCCGTGGGCGCGGGCCTGGGGGCCGGCACGACGGTCTGGTTGGATCTCGAAGGGGTGTCCAGTGCGGCGCCCGCGGAGACAGTCATCGCCTATTGCAACGCCTGGAACCAAAGCGTGCGCGCCGCCGGGTACGACACCGGCATCTATGTAGGCGCCGCTTGCGGGCTCGACGGCACGGCTCTGTTCGAGAAGCTGAATCTGAGCCGTTACTGGAAGAGCCAATCAGACGTGCCTAACGTCGAGAGAAGGGGGTACTGTATGACGCAGCTTCTACCGAGTGAGACGGTGGCGGGCGTGAGCATTGACTTCGACGTCATCGGAGCTGATTATCTGGGGGGCTTGCCCCGTTGGGTATGCGCCACCTGAAAGGCGCTCCCGACGCCTTGCTGGCGCCCCCCGCGTCAGCTGCTACAGTGTCTCTCGTAAGCACGGTTCCCCCCGAGCTTCCCAACCTGCACAAGGCTCCGGCCCCCGGCACTTCACCCCGGGGGCCGTAGTTTTTTCAGGGTAGGCACTTGCGCCAACGCGCCCCGGGGCTTACGTAGTCTGAACCGGCGGCGCCGAGTGGCGCGCGACGGCGATGCTTCCGCCCTGAAACGCCGAAGCGTCCTTGTGCATCGTAGGGAAGGAAGAGGGAACTCAATGCCGATTCCGGCTAGTGCGCTGGACAAAACGAACTATCTGCGTCTCCTGGTCATGGGGGCCCCGAAGTGCGGCAAGACCGCGTGCGCGGTGACGACGTCTCCGCGCCCCGTGTACGTGCTCAACTGCGAAGGCGACGACGCGCTGCTCTATGCGCGTGAGGTGTACCCCGACTTCGAGTTCGACCGTATCAAGGGGTGGAACTCTATGTCGCAGGCGTTGCTCGACGCTAAGAAGCTCGCGGCTGACGGCAAGATCAAGACGCTCGTCGTGGACCCGATGAGCGACTTCGCCGCACACCTCGAAGAGGAGTGTCTCGCCGCCACCAACAACGGCAACGGCGAAGACGGCAGGCGCGCGTACCCCGAGTACAACAAGCGCCTTCGGCACTTCGTCGAGAAGCTCTTCATGCTTCCGTGCCACGTCGTTGTCATCAGCCACTACATCGAGACCGGCGGCGAGATCGACGGGCAGACGGCGAAGACCGGCGAAGGCATCGTGCCGTTGCTTGCAGGCAAAGCGCGCGCGCTCGTGGCGGCGAAGTTCAACGACGTCGTGTGGATGGAGATGCGTCAAAAGGAGCGCATCATCGTCACTGGCCCCGAGGGCAGGTGGGGCCCCGGCTGTCGCAACATCGACGGTACGAAGATTCTCCCCGCCGACATCAATCAGCTCTTGAAGGCGTTCAAGAATCGAGGCAAAGACCTCAAGACTCCTGGCGACAGTACAGCCGTTGCTAACGGCAGCCCTGCGCCCAAGAGAACCGTCGCCGCACCGGCGCCGGGGCGACGATTCGTTTCAAACCGGTAAAGCAAAAGGAAAGGGAAGCACATCATGGCTCAGACTCAGCGAGAAGAGTCGCGCCCCAACGGCAAGGGGGCCTACGACTTCAAGCCGATCGACTTCGATCGGAACATCGAGCCCGACGCGGCCGTCGGGCAGTACAACGCCACCCTCGAAGAGGTGAAGGTCAGCAAGACAAGCAAGGACGAGATGCCGATGCTCGTCCTCGAGTGGCAGCTGACCGAAGCCCTCGACGGCGGCGACGCGCAGGAGAAGAGCGTCGGCGCTAGCGTCACCGACTTCCTCGTCTTCTTCCCCGCCGGTGACCGGCGCGGGCGGATGGGGAAGGTCAAGTACGCTCAGCTCTGCGAGCTTCTCCAGATCGACCCCGACATCATCCCGGCGCGCCTCGAGAGCAAGGCCGACTTCCTCGACTTCATCAAGGAGGCGAAGGGCCAGGGCGCGACGGTGTGGGTGTCTCAGCGCGAGGACAAGAGCAGCGGTGAGATGCGCACCAACGTCAACTACACGGCGCCCCGTGGCGCGGTGACGCTGGCGGCGGAGACGACGGAGGAAGAGCCGGAGGAGCGCCACAACAGGAAGCCCGCTGGCAAGGCGGGCGCGAAGGGTAAGACGGCGCGCCGCTAGGTTAGGCGAGTGAATCTCCACTACGCGGCAGGCTTTTTCGACGGTGAAGGGTGTGTCCATATCGCACGCAACGTCCGTGTTGTGATTAGTGGGTGCTTCAAACCCGGGCTGTTGGATAAGTTTGCCGCGCGGTGGGGAGGCCGCGTCGTACTAGCTCGGTGGTCTGACGCTAGCCGTAGCAGGCCAGGTGTCAGGTGGGAGATTACCGGGCAGAAAGCCGCCGCGTTCTTGACAGACGTGCTGCCGTACCTTGTCGAGCGACGTGATCAGGCACGTTTGGCGTTGAAGCTTCACGTTATCAAACGACGGTTGAACGTTCGCGGCGGTAAAGGATATACGCAAGCGCAACGTGATGTGTTCGCGAGTATCTCTAAAGAGGTACGGCGCCTGAAGAAGATACACCACGATTACGGTCTGTAAGAGGAATTCGAGAGATGCCTTCAGACGAGACTTTCACCATCGCAGACGCCGTATGCGTCGGCGAGACAGGCGCCGCGATTCGCGTCGAGGCCCCGTTCTTCGAGGACGTCTCGGATGATCCCGAGGTGTGGATTCCGAAGTCTGTCGTACACGACGACAGCGAGGTCTACACCGAAGGCACCGACGGCGAGCTCGTGATTCACTACTGGTTCGCGCAGAAGAAGAGCTGGGTGTGATGGACGGCTTCAGCGAAGTGCCGCGCTACGACAATCCCGAAGTGTACGAGCGTAACGGCGAGTGGTTCTTTCGCACCGAAGACGATGGTGAGATCGGGCCCTACGCCTCACGCGAGCACGCCGAGGAGCAGTTCGAGCGCTATTGCGACGAGGTACTGGGCGAGGCTGTGAAACCGTGAGACGGCGCATCTACATTGCTGGCGCAGCAGTCGAGTGGCAGCAAGCGCGCCGGATGATGCGCGCTGTGAGTGAGCTCGGGTACCACCTCACGCTCGACTGGACTCTCAGCATCGAGGAACACGAAGCCGCCGGAGTCACTGATAGGCAGCTAACGGCGCAAGACGCGCGCCGCTACGCCGACGAAGACGTCAACGCGGTACAGTCGTCGGACATCGTCTGGCTGATTGTGCCGCCCGACGGCAAAGGCAGGGGCGCTTGGGTGGAGTTAGGTATCGCTCTCGCATCTCCGCGTTGTCAGATCATCGCCAGCGGCGACGTCAAGGGCAGCATCTTCTTACAGCTCGTCGACAAGCAATTCGCAACGCACGAGGAGGCGCTCACGTGGCTCAAGGAAGTGAGGAAGGACTGATGGCGAAGGCGAAGCGGCGCGGAATGCTCGGATGTCATCACCACGACAAACCGAAGGAGAGCACGCTCACCATCGTCGTGCCGACTACGGTCAACAACAGCGAAGTTCGTATCGCGATGGCCGCCGATGACGGGGAGCTCGTCTTGAACCTTGGCGAGAAGCGCTTCATGCGCGTCAACGGCTGCGAGCTCCACACCGCGCTTCACGCTCTCGGCTTCGTGCGCCTCAACGATCGCTGCGGGCAGGGTTGATAGATGCGGTTCAACGGCCCCGACTACAGTCCGTCCCTCGATAAGGAGCGTCTTACCGACCAACACTTTCGTATACGCCATCTGATGCTCGATGGCCGTTGGCGTACACTTGGAGAGATCGAGGACTTGCTCGGGTACCCCCAAGCCTCTATCTCTGCGCAGCTGCGCCATCTGCGCAAACCGCGTTTCGGAGCGTTCATCGTCGACAAGCGTCGTCGTGGCCACGGACGCGCCGGGCTATGGGAGTACCGTGTAGTCAAACGAAAGGCCGTGTGATGCGCCTCTTGGTCTGTGGCGGTCGTAACTACGCCGACCGCGAGCGCCTCTTCGAGCTGCTCGATGAGCTACACAAGCGTTACGCTTTTAGCCTCCTCGTCAACGGCGGGGCTCGTGGCGCCGATAAGCTGGCGCGCGTGTGGGCGCACGAGAGAGACATCCCGGTGCGCGTCTTCACCGCCAACTGGGCGCGCAACGGCTCTCTGGCGGGCCCTCTGCGTAACCAGCGCATGCTCGTCGAAGGGCGCCCGGAGCTCGTCGTGGCCTTTCCCGGAGGCCCCGGCACACGCGACATGACGCGCCAAGCTACAAAGTTTGGCGTCGCTGTGAGGCGCGTGTCGTGATTGACTTGCACGAGGGCGTCGCGGAGCTCTTCGCCGAGGCCTCTGGCAAGGCCTCTGTCGAGATTCTCACATCGGGGCTCAACTGGCGCAGCACCGCGGCAGGCATCGCTAGGCTCAGAGAGTGGGAGCGCCTCAATCCCGAGAAAGCCATGGAGACACGCCGCGCCGCGTTCCGCAAGTTCTCGCGCACGACTGCGTACAAGCAGTGGCGTGCGGCGTACTACGCTAGGCGCAAGGACGCTATCAACGCGCGACGGCGCGCGAGGCGCGCTGCGAAGGCAGCCTAGCTGCCGATGCCGTACAGCCCGCAGGACCACGGCGCGCGCTGCTCTGACTGTCCCCTCAACGGCCAGCCGGTGGTGCCCCCGACGGTGCCCAAGGGCAGAATCAAGCTAGCCATCGTCGGCGAGGGCCCCGGCAAGATTGAGGTGCGCGAGAAGGCGCCTTTCGTGGGCCCGTCGGGCCGTTTGCTCGACTCGATGCTCGAGGAAGCCGGCTTCGACAGACGCGAGGCGTTGATAAGCAACGCCGTGCTTTGCCGCCTCGACGACGACAGAGACCTCCCGCGCGCAGCGGCGTGTTGCAGCATGCGCCTGGCGAACGAACTAGCGGCTCTGGAGCCGCAGGTGCCGACGCTAGCCCTTGGCGCCAGTGCAGCGAAGTCGACTATCGGCAAAGGCGGCATCCTCAAAGCGCGCGGCTTCATCTGGAAGATCGATGCCGTCAAGCCAGCGGCGCTGAAAGGCGCAGCGCGCGCCGTGGCTAAGCGCCGCGCGACTCGTAAGACAGCCTATAACGACGAGCGCCTGGCAAAAGCCGAGAGTAGCCTTTGGCTACTACAGGCACGCGCGAAGCTCGAGGGGCGCATCGTCATCCCATCGCTACATCCGGCGTTTCTGCTTCGCGGTGCCGACGCCTGGGCACCTCTGTTGCGCGTCGACGTGCGGCGGGCGGTACGCTATGCGCAAGCGCCGTTGAAGCTCGAAGACAACGTGCCCTTCGTCGAGACAGACAGCATCGCGGTGATTCGCAAGCATCTCGAGCGACTGCCTAAGGTTGTCTCTCTTGACGTTGAGACTGATGGCCCCGACCCGCTGCACTCCAAGCTCGATTGCATCGGCGTCGTCGGCGTCGACGTCAAGAGAGGCGTCTTGACGGGTCCTGCGCTGGTGATGAATCCGTGGCGCCGTCACTTCGGCCCCATGCTGAACAATGCGCTAAAGACGCGCGTCGTCGTGGGGCACAACCTTCTTAGCTTCGACGAGACTGTCTGCCGCCGCTATGGGGTGCACTTCACCGGCGGCAAAGAAGACACGTTGCTGGCGCATCATGCTTTCGCCTCACACGTCAGGCAGGGGCTCGACCATGTGGCGAGCGTTTACTGCGACAGCGCCCCTTGGAAGGTGATTCACAAGTCTCGCGGTGCCGATGAGAAGGGGCAAGGCTTCGCCGTCAAAGAGCTCGCGCGCTACAACGCCAGCGACGTGGGGCTAACTGCGCTCTCTTGGTGCCGGATGCAAAACGACCTCGCCCCGGAGCGTGCTGTCTACGAGGCCGACAAAAATCTAGCGGAGTTGTGCTGCAAGATGCAGCGCGTTGGCATTCGCGTCGATATCACAAAGCGTGACTACCTCGCGAGGAAGCTCCGCTCTCGAGCCGCGGGGCTCAAAGGCGAGATGCGGAAGTTACTACGTAAGCCTTCCTTCCAGCCAAGCAAGACAGCTGATATTCGCGCTGCGCTCTTCGAGCGCTTCAGGGCGCCGTTGATACAGCTAACGCCCACAGGGCTTCCGTCGACAGCGGCAGGCACTCTCGAGGCGTTACAGAAGACGGAGTCACGCGCTGGACAGCTGGCCGACTTGCTCATTCGCTGGCGTTCCGCGCTGAAGACTGTATCGACGTTCCTTGAGGGTATCGATATCGCACGCGATGGGCGAGTACACGCCTCGTGGCGCGCCTTCGGCACGGTGACCGCGCGGCTCTCTTGCCGCGACCCCAACTTGCAGAACCTCGTAAGGCGTGTGCTGCGCGCAGACTTGAAGAAGGCCTCAAAGGAGCGTATCAAGGAGTTGGGTGACGAAGCCTACGAGCTAGAGTCGCGCGTGCGCGAGATGTACATCGCGGCGCCAGGGCACCTATGGATCTACTTCGACCTTGCGCAAAGCGAAGCGCGCGCGGCGGCATATCTGTCTGGCGACGACGCGTTCATTCAAGTTTGTGAGAATGGCGACGTGCACGCTGGTAATGCGGCGATTCTATTCCCCGACGCCGCCGAACTGCTGCGCACCGACCCCAAAGGCAAGGGGAAGATCTACCGCGACGTTGCTAAGAACGCTCTCTTCGCGATTCTATACCGCGCCGATGTGAGCACCGTGCTCGCCTACTTGTTGAGTCAAGGCTTCGATGTATCACTCGGCGACGTCGAAGCTATGTTCGACGCTGTGAAGCAGACGTATGCGCGCTACAACGCGTATTGCGACGAGAATCTTGAATCCTGCCGCCGTCAGGGGTTCTTGCGCACAGCGCTCTCAGGGCGCATTCGCCGCATGTCGTACTTCCCGAAGCCGACCGAGACGGCGAACTTCGTCGTACAGAGCTGCATCGCCGACTTGATGAATGAGCGCCTTCTCGCTATCGACGCACAGCTTCCTCGATGTGCGCACATCATCGCACAGATTCACGACGCCGCTATCATCGAGGTGCCGACACAAGATGCGCAAGACATCAGCGACATCGTGAAGGAAGTGTGGAGCCGTAAGATCTTCGTACCGACGAGTGGTAAGGAGTTCGTCATGCCGATTGACGCAAAGTGTGGCGAGCGCTGGAGCGACTTCTGAGCAACGGAATGTCCGATGCTGCATCGTAAGAAGAAGACGAAGCCTGTGACGCCTTCCGAGGTGGATGCCGATTGGCACAAGACGTACGGCATCTACTACTGCAAGGAGTGCGGCTGCAACTACAGTCATGGGTTCTGCCCGACGCACGGGGGCGCGAAGACGTGCGAGGTTCTGAAAGAGGTAGCAGATGACGACTGAGCGCGATGCGGACCTGATTCTCGGCCAGATGCGGCTGCTGTGTGCCATGCTCGCTGCGGCGACGTCGCCGAAGTCTGTCGTGGCGGGGCTCATCGTCACGCTGGCGCAGTATATCGACATGTACGCGAAGGACGACGCCGACGCGAAAGAGAAGCTCGACAACGTCATCGCGACGCTCCGCGATGCTGTCATCGACATCCGCGCAGAGCCCCAAGAGGACACCAGTGGTGACTAACCCGCAGTTCGTCGCGCTGGCGACACGCATCGTCAAGCTGGTCGCTTTCAGAAACCTGACTTGGCGCTGGCACGGGCTCGGCATGTTGCAAGCGGAGCTCGACGACAGCATCAGGATTCATGTGTGGCACGAGAGCCTACGCCACATCCCCGCTGACGGCATGCGCGCTGTGCACGACCACCGCTTCGATATCCACAGCGCCATCGTCTACGGCACCATCATCGACACACCCTACACCGTGCTTGTCGGCGCGCAGCCGTTCGCGCCTCGGTTCGCCACCGGCTTCATCGAGACGGAAGCCTTCGCCATCAAGCACGCCAAGATTCAGGCTGGCGAAGGTACCGAAGGGCAGCTGATTGGGCCCGCGTGGGCGAAGCCGCAAGTGCCTCGGCGCTACGAGGCCGGGCAACACTACAGCATCGCGCATCGCGATTGGCACACGTCGCGCGTCGAAGCGCTTACTGTCACTGTCGTCTACAGATGCAACTTCGACGACAAACCGGCGCGGGTGTTGGGCGGTATGGGCGGCGTCGTGCGCCACAAGATGACGTGGCAAGACATGCCTTCCGAATGCCACGACGTGCTGGCGGAAGCCTACGATGCGGTGCACAAGTGAGGCGCGTCATCCTCGCCTTCAATCCGCCCGGCGCGCGCCTCGTCTGCGACATCGCCGAAACGCCCGCGCAGATCTCTCTCGGCCTCGGCGGGCGGTTGGGGCTGGGCCCCGCTGAAGGCATGCTCTTCATCATGCCAGAAGTGAAAACGCAACGATTCTGGATGAAAGGTGTGAGCTTCCCGCTCGACTTGCTGTTCTTCTCACAGGAGGCTATGTTACTGGACGCTCTCGAGTGGGTGCCCGTCGGGCCCCCGTTCGTATTGTGGAGTATCGACGAGCCCGGCAGGTGGGTAGTCGAAGCCCCAGCAGGGTGGGTGAAGCGCGTGGGTGTGAAGGTGGGGTGTCGGTTGGCCACGGCAGGATGGGTGAAGGAGCAGTGATGGGTAAGCTAGTGCAGTTGGCGCCCCGCTTGGCGGTGCGTCGCAAGATGCCGCGACAGAAGCCAGGCGAGTCGAAGCAAGACTACGGCACTCCCCGCGACTTTATGGACGCCGTCGAGAAGCGCTTCGGCAAGATGGACTACGACCTCGCTGCCGACTACAGCAACGCGAAGGCGCCCCGCTTCTACGGGCCTCTCGGCACGCCGCTGGCGCATAACATGGACAACGAGGGGTGTATCGGAGTCAACTCGTTGGCGCAAGATTGGGGCAAGCTCCAAGGCAATCTCTGGCTCAATCCGCCCTACGAGCGTATCTCGCTATGGGCCTCGAAGTGCGCAGGCGCCACGCGTCTGCCGGGGCGCGCTGTGTACCTTCTCGTGCCGGCGAGCATCGGCGCCAACTGGTTCTGGGAGTATGTCTGGAGCTTTGCGAAGGTGTACGCGCTGCATCCCCGGCTTACCTTCGACGGTACGCCTGTCAATCCCAAGACAGGCAAGGTGGACCCGTACCCCAAGGACTTGATGCTGTGCAAGTACGCCCCGGGAGCCATGGGGCTGGAGAGGTGGTGTTGGCGATGAGCACATCGGAATCGTCGCGGTGCCGGGGCGGGGAAGTATCTACGTCAGCGCCTCTAGCGGCGGTATCGAAGTCGAGCGCACCATCGAGGCGCACCGCTTTACGCTGTCGCCCATCGAGGCCGTGAGGCTGGCGATGTTACTCACCCGCGCCGTTAGCGTAGCGCGCGGCTTGCGTGAAAGGAGCTCGGCGGATGAATAGCCACGAACAGAGACCGCGAGTGATTCTGAACAACGATGTCATGGCGGCGCGTACTGCCACCGAGAAGACGCTGGCGCTCACCACGATGCCCCGACGCAAGCGGATGTGGGGCCTAAGGCTCTACGTGAAGGTGCTGTCGTGCGGCGAGGTCGTACCCACGAGCTACACCGCTATGCCTGGGGATACTGTGCCTGACAGGTGGTTCACGCTCTCCACCGGCGGTCTGTACCGCTGGACGTCGATGGAGGCCGCAGAGCACTTCGGCAAGCCGTCGCTCGTGAACACCGGTGACTGGCGCGTCGAGCGCATTCCTTTCTGGCTCGGCGTTTGGGATAGCTTCATGTGGCTCGTGATGTACTCGAGGAGGAAGTAATGTGTCAGAAGATGCGCAAGGGTGACGTGTTACAGAAGCTCCCCGGATGCGTGCTGGAGGTGCGCTGGCGCGACGACGGTACGGTGGCGAGATTCACCGTCAGCGCTGGTGAGTACAGCAAGGTTTCTGTGGGGCGCGACATGATTGAGGCGTTGCCCCCGAGCGCCCGAGGCAAGGCAGCATGAAGCGGCTTTTAGCGACAGCGCTGGTGGCGGCTGTCACCGTCGTCGCCTGCGCGACGCCGTCGGTGTTGCTGCCGCCTAAGGTCGGCTATCCGTGCGGGCGCTATCGCGCTCATCACTGTAGTCTCCAGAGCGGCGATGGGTGCTGCGATGAGCAGGAGATCTGCGGGCACGATACCGTCGACGACCCGACGAATACCTGCCCCGTGAAGATGTGCTGCTACGTAGGGCCCGGTAGCGATACGGCACCGCCTCATCTAGGCGCTACGTGCGGTACGGCGAGCTGCTCGCCGAGACCGCCGCCACCGCCGGTACACGAGAGGATTCGGGGGAACTGATGGTTGCGCGCAGGGTGAAGGTGCTCGACTTCGGGTACGTCGAGTTAGTGGATTCGTGGGGTTCAGACGAGCGCATCATCGAAGCGGCACGCATGTCGACGCAGAAGGGCTTCGAGGGCTGGGGCACGAAGTGCACGATGTGCCACGACGACGGGATGACGTGCTCCGTGCACAACGCAGCACCGGGCGACGAGCGGCTTCTAGCCTACCTCTACGAGAACGCGCACGCGACCCCCTTCGAGTTCGCCGGGCTCGTCATCGAGGTGCAAGCGCCCATCTTCGTCTTCAGAGAGTGGCACCGTCACAGGACCCAGAGCTACAACGAGATGAGCGCTAGGTACGCGCCGCTACCAGATCTCAATTACGTCCCCACCGTCGAGCGTCTCATGATGACGTCGAAGGCGAACAAGCAGGCCGGCGCCGTCGCCGGTGCCGATGCGCTGACGGAGGAAGCTGCCGAGACGTTTCGCGGCATACTCGGCGACATGTACTTCCAAGCCGAGAGCGTGTACCAGAGCGCCTTGAAGAACGGTGTGCCGAAGGAGCTCGCGCGCGTCGTGCTGCCAGTCGGGCGCTACAGCCGCATGCGCGCCGCGACGTGTCTGCGCAATTGGCTCGCGTTTCTCACGCTTCGTATGGATCCCAACGCGCAGTACGAGATTCGCGCCTACGCCAACGCTGTCGGCGACTTCATCAAAGAGCTCCATCCACGCACGTGGGACCTCTTCGAGTTGCAGCGCGCCGAGTGGCAGGAGTTCAAGGCATGGAAGAAAACTAAGAGGGCGAAGTGATTCTCTCCGGCAAAGCCATCGAAGGCGCCGTGCGCAACCGTAACATCCGCATCTCGCCATTCAACGCAGACCAGTTGAACCCCGTCAGCTACGACCTGACGCTAGGCGCTGGCGTTGTCGAGTACTGTTGTCATGGACCACGAGGCGTCTTTCTCGACGCGCAGGTGGACAACGCGACGGTGTACACCGCGATGGGCCCCGAAGGATTCATCCTGACTCCCGATACCGGTTACTTGATGCACACCAACGAAGTCGTCTGGAGTGACCTGTACGTACCCGTCATCGACGGCAAGTCAAGCATCGGCAGGCTGTTCGTGCAGGTGCATCAGACAGCCGGCTTCGGCGACCCGGGCTTCGACGGTCAGTACACACTCGAAGTCACGTGTAAGTACAGGACGCGATTGTACCCCGGCATGCGCATCGCACAGGTGCGCTTCCACAGCATCGACCGCTTGGTGGAGCCGTACAGAGGCAACTACACCGGTATCTCCGCCATTGGGCCGGTGGCGAGCAGGGCTTTCAAACAATTCAAGTGAGGTTTCAGAATGGCTGACGACAAAGTGAAGCGCGTGCCGGTGGACTACATCTACACCGCGTTGAATCCCGACTTCCTCAAGGCGCTGGCGCGCATCGCGAAGTATGCCGAGGAGAAGTACGGCAGCTGGAGCCAGTACACCGCCGCGCGCCTCGAAGGCGACAAGAGCTGTATCAACCACATCTACGAGCACCTCCGGCAGTACCAGCTCGGTGAAGCGCACGACAAGTTCGGCGACTTGAAGATGCACCTGGCTGCTATCGCGTACAACGCAATGATGGAGATGTACTACCTCGAGAAGTTCGGTCACGTAACACACCCGCTAAGGGTAGCGCCGAAGATCGGCGATGATGTGTACACGTTGAGTGCACCAGCGCCCAAGTTCAAGATGGGAGCCGTCGATGGCGAAGACGAAGCGAAGTAAGGCGCACGAGGCGGCGGCGTCGCTAGGCGACCAGCTGCGCGTCAGCGATGACGCTGTCGTTATGGCTGCCGTCGGCGGCACCAGCTTCATCCAAGTCGCGATGGCGATGACGCCTAAGCAACGCCAAGCACTGGTTGCTGCCCTCGAGAAGATGGTGGCTCTCGTCGAGTCGCTCGACGACAACGGCGCATCGCCGGTGCAGGTGGCGCATTCGATGAGGCTACCGCCACGATGACATACGGCGAGGAAGTCAACACCGCCATCGCACGACAGCTGCGGCGCCTACGCCCTAAGAGCATCCTCGACATCGGCTGTGGCGCCGGTCAGAACACTCTCGCGGCGCACAACGACGGCGCCTATGTCATCGGCATCGACAACTTCAGAGCATCAACGCACATCGCCTCGATGCGTCTCGATGATGTCTACGACATCGACATCGAGCAAGAGTGGAGTATGAATCGCATCCTCGACAAGCGCGTCGAGTGTCTCGTCTTCGGTGATGTGCTGGAGCACGTGAAGGCGCCTCTGACGACGCTGAGGCGCTTCCTACCGCTCTTGGTGCACAACGGCAGCGTCATCGTCTCGTTGCCCAATGTCGCCAACTGGGGCATGCGGCTTCACTTGCTGAAAGGCAACTTCGAGTACAGCGACAAAGGTATCCGCGACATCACGCACCTGCGCTTCTTCACGCGCGCGAGCGCGATACAGCTGGTGCTCGACGCCGGTCTCGTCGTCGACGCCGTCGACCAGACGCCGGGTATCGCGCGCGAAGGTCTCGCGAGGATGCGTCGCTGGCTCGATATCGACGCCGATACACGGCGCCTCGACGCGCGCATCTACGGCTTCTACAAGCGCCACGTGAGGCATCTCGAGGAGCAGTTGGTATCGCTCTGGCCCGAAGCGCTAGCGTTTCAGCATGTCGTGGTGGCCCGCAAGCGCTAGCTCTAGCGGCACCGTTGGTGCTAGAATCTCTGCATGCCGCGAGTCCCCGTTGTCTATGAAGCAGGTGCCGGGCCGGTCGGTGAGTGTCCGGCGGGAGGCGGGTGCCCCCACGCGCCGCAGGTGCCGTGCCCGATGGGCGAGTGCGCTCTCGAGCAGAAGGCGGCCGACTTCCCCGAGCTCAGTAGCGCTCTAGCGAAGGCCAAAGCTGACGGTTACGTCTACTACTACCCCATCAGGCCCAATGCCTCGCCGGACGGGCCGTTCTACCTCTATTCGCCCCCTTCCAACGAGGGGCACAAGCGCAAGGTGCTGTTCTTCGAGGCGGGTAAGTGGCACATCGCTGCGCGCCACGACTTCGTACAGGCGCGCCCCGTCGACGCTATCGCTATCAGCGCTGCGACTGAGGCGCGTGACTACGTCGCCGTGGATGCAAACGGAAAGCGTCTCGGCGTCGTCACCAAGGACTACGCCGAAGCGAAGGCTCTCGCCGACAGCCGCGGTGGGTACGTGAAGTTCGTCGACGCGCCTGATACGCGCATGCGCTTCGCTATGTCAGGCGAGACGCCTCGCGGCGCTGTCAAGCCTCTCAAGTGGCACCGCGACAAGCACGGTCTCTACGCACGTGCCGTCAACAAGACGTCGAGCTACCGCATCTCACCGCAGCACCAGCGGGTGTCACGCCGCTTGAAGCGCTTCCCGTGGGTATTGACGCTCGATGCCAGCGAGCTGCGCAGCTTCGAGACTGTCGCACAGGCGAAGCGCTTCGCCGAGAAGCACAACAAGACGGGTGCGCTACTTCCGTCGACGCCGCTGGCGCCGCAGACGTCGGTACCCGTCGCGCCCATGTGCGCCCCCTTCACCGAGGTGCGCATAGACGAAGAGAAGTTCCGCGCCTGCGTCGCGCTCGCTGACCAGATCGGCCCCCTCACGACCCCCACGGCCATCTACAAGCTCATTCGACAGTACTGCGTCTCGCAGCCGCAGGAGGTCTTCCTCGTCATCAGCCTCGACTTGCACGGGCACCTGCGCGGTATCGACGAGGTCGCCCGGGGCCAGATCGACCGCGTCAACGTCGGAATCGACGACGTCATGCGCGCCGCGTTGGGTGCGGCGTTGGCGCGTCAGGCGAAGGGATTCGTCATTGCGCATTGCCACCCTTCTGGAAAGGCGACGCCGAGCCAGGCCGACAAAGACCTCACGAAGGCGATCGAGAAGGCGCGCAAGCCTTTCGGCAACAATCTCAAGCTCGTTGACCACATCGTCGTCGGGCTCGACCAGTTCACCAGCATTCGCCTGCGTAAACTTTTTCGCGCAAAGCGATAGACTTTCGCGCGTAATAAAGTGCGCCGCTACTTGCGCTAAAGCGCATAGCGCTTTACGCTCTTCCCCATGACGCAGCCCGCAGAGGCAGCGGTGCTCGACACCGCCGCACAAGATACCTCCGTCCACCAACCGCAGGCGGTGCCTACGAAGCCGCTCACCCCCAAGGAGCTCGCCGACGAGATCAAACAAGAGGCCGATGTGCAGATGGCCGATCTCAGGAAGCTGATGCGCTTTCAGTGGGGCGACACGGCGTGGGAGTGGGGCAAGCCCGCCCCGGTCAACGCCGCGTACACGATCATGGCGATGTTCCACTCTGAATCCAGTGAGGAGGTTCGCGCCTACGGGGCCCCCGCGAAGCCGGGCCCCTACGTTTGCTACATCCTCCGCAAGGACGCCCCTAGCTACGGCGTCGAGACGATGAGCCTCGCGACGTTCCGCGAAAGTGTCGTCGATGAGCTCAACGCGCTCGAGTCGGAGATGAGCCCCCGTGACATCGGCCGCGCCGAGGGCCGCGAGGAGTGCGTGGAGTACCTGCGCAATCTCGCCAAGAATGGCGGCATCGACGCCGCCACCGGCGCCGCGCTGACTCTCGAGCAGATCGCACAGAAGCTCGACGACGAAGCCGACGTGGAAGACGATGGCGGCGATGAAGAGGGAGTCTCCTGATGGCTTTCACGACGGCAACTCTGCGCTACAACATCATCCCCACAGGCTCCGCGTCGTCGACGACGTTGAGCGCCGCGTTCGCTGCGGTGCCGCTGCCGGTGGATCTCTTCAACAAGATCGGTCTCGTGCTCACCGGTGACAGCATGAGCGGTACGAGCCCCGTCGTGCGTACGCTGACCTTCAGCTACGAGTCAGGAGTGCCGAGCATCAGCGCAGCTTTGCTGCCCGGTAGCCACGGCGCGCCAGTAGGCAGTCTGACGCTCATCAGCAAAGGCAACGGTTTGGCGGAACCGCCCACCATCACCTTCACGCCCCAGCCCGGCGATGCGGTGCCGCTGCACCCCGCACAAGCCACGTGTACGCTGGATGTCAATACCGTTACCATCATCGACGGCGGTTTGGGGTACACGGGCACTCTGACCGCGGTGCCTGTTGGCGGCCTCGGCCCCGGCGGAGTCGCCGCTGTCTTCGGTACGCCCACCACGGGCGCCGGTAACTCCATCGCCACGGTGCCGGTGGTCTCGAAGGGCTCTGGATATACGGCGCAGCCCCTCATCCTCATCGTCGGCTCCACTGGCGGTGCCGGCGCTCTCGCTGTGCCGAGCATGGAGATCAACGCGCTGGCTTTGCTGTACGGCGGCTCTGGATACGACAACGCCCCCAGCGTGTCGACGACGCCCGGGTACCTCTACAGGTATCCCGCCGCTAACAATCTCCAAGGCCCCCTTGCCAACCTGCTGACCAACTACTTCGAGACGCAGCTGTCTTGCAAGGTCTTTGCGCCAGCTCCGACGTTTAGCTGAAAGGAATCCACATGCCGGCCGAAGACGACGGCCTCGAGAACTTCGACGAGGAAACTCTCGCCGAAGGCGAGGAAGAGACAGAGGAAGAGGCGCAGCAGCAGGAAGCCGCTGCACCTGCGGCGAAGCCGAACGGCAAGAAGCGTAAGTCCCGCAACGATAAGGGCGGCACGCACAAGCCCCCGGGCGAGGGCTGGAACAGCCGCGAGGCGGAGCTCATGTGGCCGGAGATTCTCCAGCGCATCCCCCGCATGCAACCGGCGAAGACGCCCTACGACATCAACGTGCAGGTAGTTCGCTTCTCGCCGCAGGCGACGACGCTGCCTGGCGCTATCGAGGGCACCATGATCTGCGGAGGCAAAGGCGTATCGCCTGGCGACGCTTTGCGCCGCGCCATCGAGGACTACTACCACGTGCCTTCCGGGCGCGGCCCCGAAGAGTACGAGGTGCGCTTCGTGTGGAAGACCACGGGGCGCATCATCGGCAGAGGAAGGCTCAATATGCCCTCCAGCGAGGAAGTCGTCGGGCTTAGGCGCGCCGCCGAGCAGATGCGCAACAAAAAGCCCTACGGCGGCGTCTCTGTGCCGAGCCCCTACGAAGACGACTTCGCTGCGGAGGAACCGCCCCCGCCGCCCCCGCGGCGTCAGGCACAGCAGGCGCCCGTGTACCCGGCGCCCAGCTACGGCTTCGGCGCGCAGCCGCCTTCGACGCCTGCTCCGAATGACGAAGTCGGCTACCTGCGCGGCCAGGTGGGTTACCTCTCCGGACAGCTCCAGCAGCTCGTTGCCGCGTTGACGAAGGGCGGCCCCATGCCGACGGCTGCACCTCCTGTGGCGCCTGGCTTCGGCGCGGTGCCTGCGGCGCCGCCGCAAGACTTCGAGGAGCGCATGGTGGCGCTACTTCAGCGCCTCGGCGTCGTGAAGGTCGGCGTCGGAGCCACGCCGCCCCAGACGTCGACGAACGTAGCCTCGGAGCTGCACGCTGGCGTTAGCGCTTTCAAAACCGTCGTCGGCCTCGGAAGAGAGCTGCGCAGTCTCGCCAAGGAGCTCAACGACGTCTACGACGATGGTGATGTCGGCCCTCGGGAGCCTCCACCCGAAACTCTCGTGGCGGAGCCTGTCGTGACGCCCCCGAAGCCCGAGGACTCGTTGCCCTTCGAGGTGATTCCGATTCCTGAGACCAACTTCCTCGGGCACCCTGCAAAGTACGCCGTCGACAAGGAGACCGGCGGCTTCTCGCGCGAGGGCTTCCTCATGGCAAACCCCGGGCTTGCCGAGAAGGCTATCGAGCTTGGAAGCCGCGCTCTGGAGATACTCGGGCGTTTAGGGAATCAGAAGGCCGGTCTGGGCGAAGCGCCGCAACAGCCGGCGCAGGTGGTGCGAGAGATTCCCCGCGGTGCAGTCGACGCTGGCGTCGGCGCTAGTGCGCCGCCTCAGGAACCGGAAGGCAACAACGAAGGTGGAGGTCTGTGATGACGAAGAAGCGAATCAAGCGCGGCAAACGTTACGGCATTATGAACACACCGCCTGTCATCGTCGACTTCAAGCTCGGTTTCAGCTCGGGAGCCGGCGGCAACGTCGCGCTCTCATACTGCGGCCCGCTGCCGAAGGTCGACATCAATCCCCACGACATCCCCGTGGCGCTACGCGCACTCGCCGACAAGCTCGAGGAAGTGCAGAACAATGATATCGCCGACGGCATCGCTGCCGGCATGGCTGCCGCTGCCGTCACCAATGGCGCGTCTAAGAGACAGAAACCGGAATGCTCCACGTCACGACGGCGCCGTTCTGGAACGTCTTCGTGAGTACCAGCGTACCGGTACCAGTCTGCACCGCGTTGAAGACGACGGCCCCGATGTACGTCAGCGCGTAGGCTGACGACGTCGCGAGCCCCTGGGGAACCCATACGAGCGTCGGGGGTGTACCCGTGACACCCCACACGCCGCAGCCAGCCCACTGGTTGCACGTCGGTAGCGACGTCGTATCCCCGGTGATGTCGACGACGAGTGTATCACCGGCGTTGAGATACACAGGGCTGCTCGAGAGCTGCGGTCCGTTGGAGAGCGCCTGATTCAACGAGGCGGGCCACGTGAGCGTGATCGTCTTCGCCGGAGGCGGCGGGGGAGGTGGCGGTGGAGGAGGCGGAGGCTGGTTGATGATGCCGCCAGTGTTGACCCCGCCCTTCGTCTTCAAGCCGCCGGTGGCAGTCATGCCGCCCTTCTGCGCGGGTGCAGTCACACCGCCGATGGTAGCAACACCCCCCTTGCCGCCACCGCCTGGCGGCGTGCCGGTGCCGATGCCGGCGACGACAGACACCGAAGCGGTCAGTGGCGATACGCCCGAGACAGGCTTGCCGTTGGAGCTGTTCATCAACGTCGCCGTGATGGTCGCGGTGCCCGCCGAGATACCGGTCAGCGTGAACGCGTGTAGCCCCGGCCCTGACGTCGGTGCGCCGCCGGCATAGCCGACGTCGACGACGCTGACGATTCCGGGTGCCGAAGTCGTCATGACCCACGACTGCCCCTGCGAGGGCATATCGGGGAGGACGAGCTTGTAGTGCTGCCCCACGATGAGCGGGATGTTGGCGGGCAGCCCCGCGTTACCGCCGCTGCCCGGCGAACCGCCGCCGGTGGCTTTGCCGCTCATCAAGACGAATCCGAGCCCTAGCGCGGCGGCGACGCCGACACCCAGGAGCACCTTAGTAGAGGCTTTCATCCTGGCGTTAGCTTACATCGACACCTGAGCGTAAGCTACACGGGATGCACGCGAGAGAGCTGTACCTTATGCCCCACCTGCGTCGCGGCGTCGGTCAGGGAGGCTCCTTCGGCAACTTCACGAACAACGCAGCCTTTCTGGCGAGCTGGGGCCCGGTCGGGGCACAGCTACAGGCCGAGGGCAACGCTCCGGGCTCTTTCGCGTACCAGCTGGCGCAGAACGACTTCGCCAACGCCGTGGGGCAGCTGGCGCAGGCCCCCGAAGCGCAGGGAGCGGACATCCTCAACGCCGCGCAGCAGTACACCATCGCCGGACACACGATCCAGGGCGCGTTCAGCACGGTGACACAACTCATCCAAGCTGCCAACAACGGCGTCTCGGCACCACAAGCGGTGCAGCTCTTCACCGGCACGATGATCGGCGTCGCAGTGTTGGCGGGTGCCGTCAGCGCTGGCGCTGGTGCCGCCATCGTCGGAGCCATCGGCATCATCAGCGATCTGCTGCTCGGCGGCGGAAGCCCGGGGTTCAGCATCCCCGGGTGCCCCGGCACCACCTTCTCACAGGCGCCGAACTACTCCGTGGGTTGCGTCGCTGTGTTCGGGCTGGACCCCGTAACAGCGGGGCCGGGTACGGCGAATTGGAAGTCGTTCCCTTCGGTGAACAACCCCAACGACGCACACTGGTTCGACAGCTCTCTCTACGGATGGAGCGGTATTCCCGGATACGGCCAATGGTCGGGCGGCATCCCCGGCTTCGGTTACCGCCTCATCGACGTCGCGTTCCCTGCGTACAATACGATCTCGTGTTCGCTACAGACGCCTGCGGGCACGTTTGCCGGCGACTTCCTCAGGCACTTCTTCAGCGCGTGGAAAGCGAATCAGGAGTACGCCCTCAACGGGCTCAAGGCGCAACCAGATTGGCAGGTGCTCGCGCACGCGATTCGACTGTGGAACATGGCGCACGCCCCGGGCACCCCGTTCCTGATGGCGCCGTCGCCGCTGGCTCTCGCAGTGGACCCGGCCTGCTCCGACTTCACCGTCGGCTACGAGCACATGCTCGTCACCGATGTCGTCAACAACATCAAAGGCGACAGTCTCGTACCGATCCAGAACGGCAACCTCGTCGTCAATACGGGGCCGTTGATCCCGCCGCCTCAGGCGAGCAACGTCACGCTGCCCGGGGCCCCGGCGAAGTCGACAGTCGGCGCCACGGCGGTGAAAGTTGCAGCTGGTACCGGTGTCGCTGTTCTCGGTGGTATCGGACTTGTCGCGCTCGCCAAAGGCTGGGCTTTCGGCAAGACGGTCGAGTGGGCGTGGGGTAAGACCGGCGGAAAAGTCGTCGGCGCCGTGAAACGCGAGATGCGTAAGCTGCATCGATAGAGGTATGATCCTCCACGTCATCTCCTCTACCAACAAAAAGCGCCGCGCTAATAACTACTTCAAGGCGTTCGGCAGCAACAAGCTGTTCCTGTTCGACGCCACCGACACGAAAAGCACCGAAGCGGCCTGGGCCGGAGCATGCGGCGAGGCTCTCAGCGAGCAGCGCGTCTCGTGCCTGAAGCCCTTTCCCATCGCCGGGCCGTGGTGGGGCGCCCATCTCATCGGCCACACCATCATCGGACCGCCCAAAGACGACGAATCTCGTGACGTTTCCGAGATGCGCACCAGGCAGATTCGCGCCTGGAACGACACGCGTGCCTACTTGCTGTAGACTCGCGACATGGCAGACGTTTTCGACAACATCCCCGCTGACTGGAAGAGCGTCATTGCGCTCTGCGCCTTCGGCTTGCTGCTACTGCTGGCGGGGCTCACAGAGATAGGCGTCGCGCGCTTCAGGTACCACAACCGCCGGCGCCCTCCTAAGCCGCCGGTTGCGCCGCCAGGTGCGTAAGAGTATTCTCACTGCAACACCATGGGATGTTGTTCAGATTGCGACAAAGGTCTTCCGTGCTCTGGAGACGGCCCCAAGGCCATCGCCATGACGGGCAACGCTGGGGCGCCGACGGGCGTCGGGCAGACGGCGCGCAACAGGCGCGTCACGACGCCCCTTCAGGCCGCGATGACGGCGCGCACCAACCTCGCCGTACTCTCCGGCGGGCATCATGTGCGCACCGTCGGGTTGCCCATCGGCGTCGGCCAGGCGAATGGCGGATGCCCGCAGGGTTTCAGCCTTCAGAACCCCAATGACGTCACGAGCCCCTGTGTCTCCAACGTCACGGGCCTGAGCGATGGCAACTGTCCGCAGGGATCGCTGGTGGATCTCGTCACTGGGCAGTGCACGCCCATCTGCACCGACGGCAGCCGTCCCGCCAACGGGTGCCCTCCGGAGACGGGCCTCAAGTTGTGGTGGGACACCGCGGCCACATGGCAGAAGGCTACTGCCGTCGGCGGTGGCGTCGTCGCTGTCGGCGGTCTCGGGTGGCTCCTTTTCCACAAGAAGTCGCCGGTGCACAAGGCGCTGAAGCGCCACGTTCGATAGCGACAGCATGCGCGAATCGACGCGCGACTTGATTGCTGTCGGCGGTATGGCGGCGCTGGCTCTGGGAGCCGTCGCGCTGGTAGCCCACGCCGTCAGCGCCTCGACACCTCCGGCAAGTGGCGGCGGCTCGCCGTCAGGCGGCTCTAGTGGCGGCTCTGGCGGCGGTAACAACTTGAAACCCAAGGTCGACCCTTGGGCCGATCTCAAGACGCAGACGCAGCTCTTGAATCTCGCCGCGAACAACCTGCGCGCCGACGTCGGCGTCAACGTTCCATCCGCGTGGAGCGTCTACAACGACGCGTACGACGTCGCTAACGATGCGGCCAACATGGTGGAGACCCCCAACGGTACGCCGACGAAGCCCCCGGCTTCGCAAGCCGCGCTGTCGCAGCTCGACACCGACGCCTCGAAGCTGTTCAACGACGCCGCCGCTGCTGGCGTCTCTGTGCTGGTGCCGGCATCAACGAAGATGCTTGTCGCCGCTGTCGCCGCCGCAGCTCTCGGCGTGACGCGCGCCGCTTTCACCGCAGGCGTGTAGAGTCTTACGCACTGGCGCCTTGCGCCGCGCTGTCTTATAGTCTCCGTATGCGTAGCATGTGGCTGACTCCCGTTGCGATGCCTCTCGAGAAGCGGATGCGCGGATACACCGTGCTCGGCTACATGGTGAAGACAGAGGGCCTCGTGGAGCCTATCTTGCCCGAGGAGCTGACAGCCGAGGAAGAGAAAGCCTTTCTGGCGCTACAAGTGAGCCCCATCTGGTTCTGGCACAGCGGTCAGGCTGCTCTCTGCCTCCAGCAAGCGCTGCCCAACGGCCAGGTGGGCTTTGTCGGCATCTCCGCGAAAACGCTTCGCGATATCGGCTGGCAGGTCGACGAAGTCACTTTCGCACGCGAGCTCCCCCGGGTGCCGGGCACCGGCCTCGCTGCCGGCGGTGATGCGCGGGCCGAAGCTCAAGCAGCCGTACAGCGCGCTCTGTTGGAGCGAAGGCTGAAGGGCAAGCGCTAGGTGCTACACTAGCCGCGTGCGTAACGGCATTCGCGGCATCGGCCTAGGGCTCAGTCAGTCTTTCACCCCCGGCATCCCGAGGGCTCAAGCCGAAGGTGCGCGTATCAACGTCGTCCCCTACGCCGACGGCTCAGTCGGTGCCGGGGCGAGCGTGGACGCCGTCGCGCAGAAGATTCGCGAAGGGCAGAACGACCCCGACGTGCAGGGCATCGCCGCGGAGGCGTTGCGCGCCGCCGGCTTCGACGGTCGAGCAAGACGCCCCTCCGTCGCGCAGACGTGCCAGGCGTGCCTCGACGAATACAGACGCCTCGTCATGTACGCCTCCGACCCCGCTAAGACGGAGCAGGTACAGTCGGCATCCGCGACGATGTGCCTCCGCGGCAAAGCGGGTCTGTGCCTTCGACGTGGCGATTGCGATGATGCCACCGCGGCACTCGGCGCGATGATCCTATCCTTCGCGATTCCGGTGATGATCTGTGTGCAGCCCTTCAAGGAGCAGGCACATGTGCTGCTGATCGCCATCGACGAAGGCGGCAACAAGCTGGGCGTCGACGGCGCCAACAATACCTACCGCGTCGGGCCTCTGGGGAGCATGGGGTGTCCCCCGAACGTCCCGGGGCAGACCTTCTACAACCCGCTCGACACGGCCCCCGTGGGCCCCGTCGGCATTTCAGGAGCGCAGTTGATTACGATGGGAGCTTCACCGAGCGGCGGCTTCAAGCAAGGCGGCAGCGGTTACGTCTCGCGCCCGGCGCCTGGCGACAACAGTGGCGGCTCGATGTCGCGCCCCGCGCCAGGCGACGACACCGCCGTCGACACCGGGCGCCCGCAGGCAGGCAGCACCATCTTCCGTAGCGGCACGTGGTTCCGCTCCGGCATGCACGGCATCGAGTACAACACCGGCACCGGCTGGTGCCGCGCTGGCATCGGGCAGACGCCTGACCAGGCTTCTGTCGATGGGCTGAAAGCCCAGGTCGACAGCGCGTGGAAGCAGAGTGCGGCGGCGGTGCAGGCGTGCACCAATCTATCCGCCAGCGACGCCGCCGGTTTCGCCAGCGCGATGGCTGACTGGCAAGCCTTCAGCGCACAGGCGCTTACGCCCGCGGATTACAGCCGCTTGAAAGACTACGCGCGCGCCCGACAGCTGTGGGATCTGAAGGTGCAGCTCGCGTGCGCCTTGCCTGCCGGCGTCGGCGCTACAGGCGCCGGTGCTGTGCACATCCCCGGCATCAGCTGCAACATCGATGTGCTCGTCGGTCAGAAGACCCGCCTCCTGGTGGGCTGGGACCAGCTCACCGACGACGTCGACAACTGCGCGCTCTGCAAGGATGGCAGGAGCGTCTGTGCGGCGACGGCGGCGTTCCCGAACGGTGCCCCCGACGGCTTCACGCTGACGCAGAAGTACGACTACATCGCAGACCGCATCGCGTTCATGAACTGGTACAACGCCGACATACCGCTCTGCGATGCCGACGCCGAGATTCAGCGCGGCTACGACTTCGAGAACATCTACAAGAAGTGGCGCGCTCTGGTGGATCAACACTGCAAGAGCACCGGCGGCAATCAGGCCCCCGACTTGCCCCCGCTGCGCAGCGATGACCAGCGCAACCCCAACTACGTGCCCCCGCCTACCACGGCAGATGCGGTGACCTCCATCGTGAAAGGCGTCGCTGTCGTCGCCGTCGCCGCCGCCGCCATCTACGGCTTGAGCATCGTGACGAGCCGCTGTCGAAGGTATGGGCAAGCGCAGTAAGAGGTAACCGTCGTGGCGCGCCTCATCGCTAAAGGCTTCGACATCTTGTTTGAGATGCACGACGGGCGCGACGTCTTGCCGCACCCCGACGCGGCAATGCTCCACGACCCCGAAGGCGCCTTGTGGCCCCGTTGCAGCCTTCTCGTGATGCGCTTCACGCACTCTGACGCGCCTTATGAGACAGCTGATAGTGAAGCAGTCGACTACTTCGGCAAGGGGCACAAGCTGCATCGCGGCGCAGTCGACACACCGCCGTCGGATCTCTGTCAGTGGCATCGCGTCGGCTTCGTGCGCCGTATCTGGTACTACCGTGACGGCACGCGCTACCCCGGCGACTTCAAGCACACCTTCGGCAAGCGCAGTCTCGCGTCGCTGTTTCGCTCCGGCGATGCAGTTCTATACAGCCGTGGCACCGGCGCAGAGAAGGCGTATCGCCTCGAGCTGCCCGATTGGTGTCACCTCGACGACCGCGGTCTCGTCGCTCCGTAAGTCGACGCCAGGCGTGTAACGCGCTACGCTGCGCCTTGCAGACACAAGGTGCGAGCTGAGCCTAATGCCTGACTATATTGATTACATGCAGCGCGAGGAGGACGAAGTGTCCGCAGCAAGTAAGCGTCGACGCGCCAAGCGCTCCAAAGGCAAAAAGCCGTGGAGTCGCAAGAAGTTCGAGCGCTGTGTCAAGGGTGTAAAGCGCTCCAACAAGCGTCGCGGCAAGAAAGCCAATCCTTGGGCCGTTTGCAACGCTGCGAAGAAGAGGCGCGCTAAGCGCCGAGGCGCTTCTGAGAAAAAACGTACGCGTCGCTTGACACGGGCGCGTAAGACAGTGCACACTTCTCACCGTGCAGGGGAGAAGCCTCGTCGGAGAAACCGGAGCAAGAAGCACCGCTCAAGGGAGTCCTCGACCATGGCGCGAAAGCGTAAGCGTAGCTGTAAGAACGGGAAGCTGAAGAGCCCGCGGGGCCGGAGGCGCTGTCGGAAGCCGCGCAAGCACGCGGTTCATCACCGCAAGAGCGCCAAACGCGTGGCGGCTGGCCGTAAGGCTGCCCGCACCCGCAAGCGCCGCCTCGGTCGGGGTTCGCAGAGCCACGGCATGACGTCGGCGTGGGAAGCCCCGCGCAAGCGTCGCCGCAAGGGTGGCAAGCGCCGCCGTAAGCACGCCGCTCATGCGGTTGAGGCCCCGCGTCGTCGCAGGCGCCGTGGCTCCGTCAAGCGGCGCCGTAGCAGCAAGCGCCGCCGGCCCGGTCACCACAAGCACTCCGTGCGCGGTTATTACCGCAAGAAGAGCCGTGGCAGCCGTAAGCGCGTCTACGTGCGCGGCCACCGCAGCCACGAGGCACCCCGTCGCCACCGTCGCCACCGGCACTCTCGCCGAGGCGCGATGGAGAACCCCATCAGCTTGATGGATGGCGTGCTCGGCGGCGTGTGCGGTCTCGTCGGGTTCGGCGCTGCCGAAGTCGTCGATCGTCTGCTCGCGACGCACGCGCTCAAGGACACCGGCGCCAAGGATAGCTCGGGCAACGAGATCTACGTCGACCCGGGCGCCAACGGCCACCTCAACCCCACCTACGTCATCGGCCCCATGTGGGGTGCGGGACAGTGGATGCGCCTCGCCGCGGGCCTCGGCCTCGGTGTCGTGCCGCTCGCCGCGGGCGGGATGATCGAGAGCTCGTCTTTGCGCTCTTGCGTCCAGTTCTTCGGCTTCGGCGCGCTGATGCGCACGGGCGGAAAGGTGCTCTCAGACGGCGTCGCATACCTGCTCCGCAACAACGCACCCTTCGGGCAGCGACTCTTCATGCCCGAGGTCAGTGCGCAGTCGGTGCTCACGCCTTCGAGCGCGCCCGCACAGCTCGCCGCTCCGTCGGCGGGCGGCGTCTCGGTCGGCCTCATGGGCTCCGGGTGCCAGTGCACCAACTGCCAGACGGGCGTCGGCGCTTGCTGCGCCGGAACCACTCTGGCTCAGGTGCAGCAGGGTACGGCGCAGCGCGCGGGTGGCGTGCCTCAGACGGCTCCGGCCCCCAACCCGTTCGTTCCGCCCGGCGAGTCTCCGCCTTCACCTCCTAGCCCTGGCGTCATGAAGCCCCCGAACGTCTTCACGCCCCCGGGCAATCCGCCCGCAACGGCGGCACCTCCTCCGGGCTCCCTCCGTGGCGCCCCTCTTGGCTCGGGAGCCGGTTCGTCCGGCGTCATCCGGCCTCTTTACAATCCCAACATCCGCCGAGTGGTCGGCGAATAACGCAACAGGCAAAGCGCGCGTAGTGGCGCCTGAAGCAAAGAGAAAAGAAACATGCCGCAGATGATTCGTAGGCCCAATCAGAAGAACCCGCGCCTCACCCTCGGGGCCGGGCTGGGGCAGGGCACCCCCAACGCTGACATCGTCGCTCTCATGAAGAGCGCGACGAGCTGTCCCATCTACGCCTTGCCGACGGTGGCCAAGGTGCAGTGGGAGTTCGAGGGACCCATCACCAACGCCGCCGTGACGCAGACCCTCGGCAACCAGATCTCGCTTCTGGGTTCCGGGACCTCGCCCAACGGCGTCGACAACGTCTACTCGACCGATGGTCTCATCAACGGCGAGTTCCAGACGTACGTCCTCGCGTGCGCCATCGGCGTCCACCTCGAGCCGGAGCCCATGTGCTGGACGGCGCAGGGCAACGCGATCCCGACCCCCGGGTCGTCCATCGCGATGCCGAACAGCCCGGACAACTACAGCGTCAACGACCAGACGAACCTCGTCTACGGCGGCGCTACCCAGTCCGCGCCGCAGGTCCAGGCCAACATGCGGCGAGCCCTCCTCCAGTGGGGCTGGTGGGTCAACTACGGCTTCTGGCACCTCGCCCGAGGCTACAACCTGCGGTGGACCTACGGTTCGCTCATCAACATCATGGACGAGCAGCTCCGTGACACCGCCTACACCCCGCCCGCGGCGCAGGAAGGCAGCGCGTCCTCGAGCCAGGTGTCGATCGTCGACTTCGTGAACCGGGTCAACGCCCGCTACACGGACCCGACGAAGATCGGCGGCAACAAGATCTTCCTCTGGCAGAACCTCGTGCGCGTCGGCACCCTCGGTGCGCAGACGACCTCGACGGAGACCCAGGGCAAGTTCCGCCCCTTCGACGACGTCATCGTCGACGCGACGTACGGCGGCATGGACCTCCGCAGCATGCTCAAGGGCAACTCGGAGTTCCGTACCCTCGAGCAGCCGTACATCCTGAAGCCGGGCGTTCCGCCGGGTCTCATCTTCGAGGCCAACAACAACAACGCGGAAGTGGCGCTCTTCCGTCAGCAGTTCGACGCGACCGGCGGCTTCGGCGGCACCCCGCCCTACGCCATCACGCCGAGCCAGGCGCTCATCGCGCAGGGCGCGGGCGCGACGTTCGACGAGCTCTCGGCGGACAACGTCGACGTGCTCCAGACCCAGAACACGGAGCACTACGTGTTCAAGGGCGGAACGGGCCTCATGAGCGTCGAGATCAAAGGGTACGAGATCACGGAGCCTCTCGCGGACCAGATCAAGGGGGACGCCGTCCTCCAGGCTCAGATCTGCTCCGAGTGCGGTTGCGCGGTCGGCTGGGCTTCGTAAGCCAGCATCTCCGGCGGGCGACATCCGTGTCGCCCGTCGTCGACAGCGGCGGGTAGTTGACGCTGCTGTCGACGGCGGAAAAGCCGAAGGCAAAGCATGAGTCTGAAGGATTACTGTCTCAAGGTCGGTGCCGCGGGCTGTTGCTGCTCGACGGAGGACATCCGCCAGATGCTCGCGATGGGCAGCCCCCGGCTTGCCCTGGCGAAGGCCCTCGGCGTGCCGATGGCACCCTACGCCATCCGCGTGGCGGCGACGTTCAGCACGGCCAGTCAGGCCGCCGCGCTGGACCAGGGGCAGGATGTCAAGCTCATTCAGGACGTCATCATCGACGACATCCGGTACCAGGTCGACAACCAGAATACCGGCTCGGGCGACTTCGACTACCTGAATGACTACTTCTTCTCGCTTCAGTCGAACTTCGAGGCGACTCTGAAGGTCACCGGCGCCCCGCGGTTCGACATCTACCCGAACTACACGCCCATCGCGCAGATTCGGCGCCCGACGTGCGGGTGGGTACTCAGTAACACCCAAGGCATCCGGATGGACTTCCAGTCCAACGTGACGCTACCGTTCTTCCCCGTGAAGATCACGTTCGTCTTCGAGGGCCGCACGACCCACTGGGCCAAGCTCGTCGAGATGTCCTCAGGCGATGCGCTCAACGCGCTCCAGGCGCTCGGTTGCGACACGGGAGTCTACACCGAGATCTACTGCTAGGAGGTGCCCCATGAAGGTGGCGCCCCCTAAGAGTCGCGTCGAGATTCAGAGCAACGGCTTCGATCCGACGGCGCAGTTCATCGGCACGGATCCCTATAACGGCGGCGCGTCGCTAGGCCTCAAGGTGCCGACGCTGGCAACCGTGTCGTTGCCGAGTGCGACGCCGAAGAACACCGGCGCGCAAAGCAGATACCTCTTCGCGCTGGCGAGCTTCAAGGTCGGCGCTTCGGGCGGCTGTGCGCGCATCAAGGGCTACCGGCTCCTCGTACAGCTCTGGGCCGAGCAGACTAGCGACACCGGGAACCGCTTCGTGCGGCAGACCGTCTACGACCCCTCCTTTACGCTGTCTGACGCCAACTGGAGCTGGCACCTTCGGTACATCCCCACAACGGCCGAAGAGTCGCTGCGCCAAGGTGCCGGCGTCGCGAAGCCGGTGAACCAGAACGACGGCACCGTCGTGAACCTCGACGGCACGGCGTACCGCTGGACGGATACGTCGTCTCTCCTCTACGAGACCATGCTCGTCGCCGCGGGCGACCCCGGCTACATCGACTTGCTCGACTACGTGCCGCCGGCCCAAGGACGTCCCCCGGGCGAGCCTCTCGCGAACCTCGGTACCTTCTACGGTGTGAGCACCCCCTGGGACGACTCACACGCCTGGGATTCGCTGGACATCCCCTGCTCCAGCCCCGGTATCTACGCGCTCTTCGCGAGCGTGCGCCAGACGAACACCTCGACCCGTATCGCGCTGAGCCCCCCCTCCACGTTCTTCCCGAACGGTCTCAGCGCTGAGGAGCAGTTCCTCCTCAACTTCCCCAACGCCTACATCGGGGCCGTCGGCGGAAGTCTCATCGTCGAGTACGAGTCCGACGAGTGCGACAGTGACGGCGGCTTCTTCGGAGCCTCGGGAGGCCCCTGTGGCTAATCTGGCGCTACACACCGGTACCGGTGCCCCGGGCGAGACTCTAGGGCAGCCGCCCGGGGCCCCGCCGCAGACGGTGTCCTCTGCGCCCCCGGCGGCGCCACCGGCTACTGTGCCATCCGCGCCCTTGGCGCCCTCGACGCCATCGTCGACGTACGTGTCCGGCGGTGCCGTCATCGGCAGCCTCCTCGTTGGGGGCGTGCTAGGATGGCTCATGAGAGGAGCGGCTCGCGAATGACTCAGCAGAAATGGCAAGAACACGTCGGCGTCGGAAGCGTGCCGACGAAGACCGAGGCTGGCAAGCCCCTCGTCATCGGCATGGGTGCGAGCCCTGTCGTAGCGCACGGCCGCTACTGGTTCCGCCAAAAGGACGGCCGCGTCTTCAGCTACACCGCCGGAGGCGCCGTAGGCGCTGGCGTGGGTGCCGCGCGCAGCGAGGCCATCGGGCTCGCCGCCGTCAACCGACGCATGCGAGTACACAGCGGCGCGCCTGTCTCGTTGCGACATCCGCACGTGGGCGCGGGGCAGAGCTCTCTCCCCGTCGACAACGGTGACGGCACCTATACCTGCCCCGACGGCGCCGTCATCACCGCGGGCAGCGTGTCCGACGCTGTCGGCGCGTGCCAGCAGGAAGCGAGCGGCGGCGGTGGGGGCGGCGGTGCGGGCCTCGCGACTCTCGCGTCCAACGCCATCTCGGCGCTCAACGCCGACATCAACAACTACTGCGCCGACGTCGCGGTACCCGGCAGCGCCGTCAACTCAGCGGTGCACGCCTTCAAGGCAGCCTGGAACGCAGCCAACCCGGGCAATCAGGTCCCTATCAACACCGGCAACTACGAGCCGTCAGTGGCGGCGGCGTTGAACAGTCTGAGCGCGGGAGCGCCCCCCGGCTGTTCCGGCGGGCATGGCCCCGGCCCCTCACCCGGCCCTGGCCCCGGGCCCTCCCCCAGCACGCCGGCCGCGTCGATCAACCTCCTCATCCTCGGCGGCGCTGCTGCCGCAGCCGTCGCCATCGTGGGCGGCGCGTGGTGGCTGAAGAAACACAAGGGTAAGCGCGTCGTCGTGCACCACCGAGGTCTGCGTCGCCGCCGGCGGTAAGGACCGCATGACGCTCGAAGCCTTTATCGGGCTCACCGCCCTACTCCTCACGCTCATCACAGCGGCGGTGCAGGGGCTCGCGCACTCACGCGAGAAGCTCCGCGATCAAGTGAGAGCCGCCGAGGCTGAGACCATAAAGGCGCAGACGGCGCAGCTAGTGCGCCATGAGGAGCGTATCCACGCCGCGGAGTTGGTGAGCAAGGGGCTCGAGGGGCAGGTGGAAGTTGCTCGCGCCGAGCACAAAAGTATCACCCAAGTCGTAGAGCGCCTCGCTAGCAGTATCGACGAACGCGTCACGCGCATCGAAGGTAAGATCGACGAGTTGCTTAGCAACGACGGCGCTCGGCGCCGAACCAGCAAGAAGGTGTAGTCATGCTCGCGAAGTTGGACTGGAAAGACATCCTGCTCTTCCTCAGTAGCTTCCTGCCGGCGCTCATCAAGGCGCTGCAAGCCGCTCTCGCGAGTGGGCAGAAGCTCGACGTCGTCACGGTGCTGATCATGGTGATGCCCATCTTCTTCATGTCCCTCGCCGTGCTGAAGACGCCGGGCAGCGCCGCCGTCACCGCCGCGCTCGCCGCCAAGTCAACTGCGAAGCCTGCCGTGCTCGGCTTCAAGAAAAAGTAGCTCGACGCTACTTGCACTCGCGTGGGGGTGAGCTTACGCTTTCCCCCATGCAAGACACCAACTCTGGCGGCGCCAACGGCGACGCCACCTCCAACGACACCAACACTCCCCCGAAGAAGCGCCGCGGATTCGCGGCGATGGACCCCGCGCTCGTCCGCGAGATCAGCCGCAGAGGCGGCAAGGCGGCACACGTCGCGGGGACTGCGCATGAGTTTACACACGAAGAGGCGCGCGAAGCCGGTCGCAAGGGTGGCAAGGCTACTCATCGCAAGCGCGGCACCAGCGGCGGTGGCGACGGAGAGTCGACGCCGTGACGATGACGCTACCCACCCTCGATAGGCTGCGTCCTATCAAGGACCACATCCTCATTCGCCCCGACGAGCCCCAAGAGACCACGAAGGGCGGTATCATCATCCCCGCTACCGCCCGCGACGTATCGAAGGGCGAGAAGAAGAAGGCGCACTGGGGTACAGTCATCGCCGTCGGTCCCGGCAACACGGATAACCAAGGCCGCTTCTGGCCTGTGGAAGTCATACCCGGCGACCGCGTGCTGGTGAACGACGCTGCGCCTCGTGAGTGGTTCAAAGACCCTGACGGCAAAGACGTGTTTTTGAGCTGGCATTATGCTTGCATAGCTGTGGACGATGATTCCCCCGCGAGGCGCGCCGTGCGTAACGGTGATGGGTCACGGTAATACTCGTCACGGAATGTCCACGTCTCCGGAATACTCTGCGTGGGAGCAGTTGAAGTGGCGGTGCGGGAAGGGCTCGAATGAGCGCGGTAACGAGCGCTACGTCAATATCAGTGTGCACCCATCTTTCGCAGAATCATTCGAGGCCTTCTTTGCTGCTGTAGGGCCTCGCCCATCACCGCGGCACCAGATCGACCGCATCGGAGCCAGGCAACGTGCGGTGGGCTCTCCCCGAAGTGCAGCAGAACAATAAGAGCTCCAATCACTACGTGACCGTCGACGGTGTCACTAGAACAATCTCGCAGTGGTCTAAGCTAACAGGTGTACCTGCGGCGTTGATTCGCCAGCGCATTGCCAGAGACGACTGGAACCCCTCAGAAGCGATCTCTTCTCCGCCTCTTCGTACGTACAGACGTGTGTCACGGAACGGTAAACACGTTCCTCAGAAAGGACCCCATGCACCAGAACGATAGACTCATAATCGGCGCAGTCGCCATCATCGCCGCGCTCGTAGCGAGCGATGTGGCGTGCAACACGCCGCCCGCTTCGACGCCCGTCGACGTCGGCAACCTCGTCTCCTGCGTCGAGGGCCAGCTCCAGAGTGGCGATACGAACGTCGCCGACATCGCCATGCACTGCGGTGGCGCGGAGCTCTCGGTCGTCGAAGACATCATCGCGAGCCTGCTCGCAGCGCAGGGCGCCCCGCCGTTCGCCATCAAGGCCGTCACTGACGGTGGCGCTCCGACGGTGAACCACCCCGCCAAGGAAAGCCACTAGCTATCCGCCCCGAGGCGCCGTACGCTGTACTCAGTGACAGCTTCGGCGCCACGGTCTCTCGCGGAAGTGCGCAAGGAGCTGCGAGAGCTGCTGGAAGACATGCAGCTCTTGTGGCAGCAACCCGGCCCCGGCATTGGCTTCAACAGAGCTTACATGGCAGCCAAACGCCGAGCTGATAAGGTTGCGCTGGAGTACGCGAAGCTGCTGGAGCAGAAAGATGGCTAACGTCAAGTGGCAGCGTAAAGGCGCGGTTCCGACGTGTGTAACGGCGCCGTGCCCCTTCTGCGACGGGGAGTACACCCTCGACAGCGAGTTCCCCTTTGAGGTGGAGCCTGGTGTCTTCGAGTCAACTGCCGCTGCGTTGCACACGCTTCCCTTCTGCGATGAGTTTCTAGCAAGCGAAGACGCGCTCGACTTCGCCCGCATGGCGCGCGAACGACGCGCGGAACAGGCCGTAGAGGAGAGTAACTGATGCCCTCGATGTGTTTCTGCCTCATCAATCAATCGACGAAGGATCCGGGGTACGGCCCCGTCACGGCCCCAGTGCTGGAGCAGATGGCCACGTCGCTGGCTAACTGGCTGAACCAAGACTTCGCGCCGGTGTGGGGTGGCGACTACGAAGCGCGCTACGCCGCCGACGGCATCGCGCAATCAGGCGAAGCGCCCGTCTACCTCGTCGACGACAACACCGCGGTTCCGAATGCGGCCGCGTACCACGACCGGCAAGCCGATGGCACCCCCATCATCTACGCGATGCTCGACGAGTTCGACAGCTGGCTCGGCGACAGCAGCAGCAAGATGCCTGTCAGCGTCGGCGTGGGGCACGAGCTAGCGGAAACAGCCGGAGACCCGGGCGCCAACCGCTGGGCCGACAGAGCCGATGGCACCGAAGAGGCCTTCGAGACGTGCGACCGCGTGCAGGGCACTGACTACGCCGACGCTGATAGCGTCATGGTGCCGAACTTCCTCTATACTGCCGCTTTCGACCCAGGCGCCAGCGGCCCCTACGACAAGCAAGGTGCGTTGACGTCGGTAACTGGCTGTACCCCTGGTGGCTACGTCATCCTCAGGCAGCCAGGCGCGTACATCGACGCCGCTATCGTCGCTGTGCCGACAAGCGGCGTGAGACTGGTCGGCAGTCTGACAGGACGCGCATTCGAGAACAAGAAGCACCACTCGAGCCGTGCTAGCCGGCGCGGCTGTCGCTACGCTGCATGAGAATGAGGTACCCGTTGCAGAGCGACTACGAGACTGATACCCACGACGAACCCCGCGGGTGCCGCAACTTCCTGCTCTTTCTGCTGACGGTGGTAGCGATTAGCTACACCGCTGGCGCCTCGTGTGGCTACCCGCACGTAGTGAAGGAGTGCGCCTCGTGGCTGTTCCGTTGACATGCTAGGCTAACCCCATGCACCCCGCCGCAAAGCACCTCCTGCGTAGCTTCTACGCCACCGGCGTCAAGGCCGTGGGGCGCGCGCTCGACGCCGTCTTTGAGGACGTCGACGCTGGCGCGCGCGAGGTCTCTTCGCGCACCAAGCGCGCACGCAGCAAGATCAAAGACATCGAGACGCGCGCGGAGAAACTGCGCGACGCCTACGACGATGACGCCACGGAGGAGGACTGACGCTATGCCCGACGAAGAAGCTTCGGATGTCGTGACGCCGCGCGAGCTCGCCGGGATGATCCGGCGAGCGAACGACTGCTTTCTCTGGGTGCCCTACGGCAACGGTGAGGGGCTCTGGGTGCGTGTCGCGCACACCACCGCGCACACCATCGTCGAGGATGCCTACGAAGCCGAGTGCGACGCTGTCTTCGCCTACATGTCGGAAGGCGACCTCTACATCGGCGACGACATCATCAGCGAGCTCGAGGGCGAAGACGCCCCCGAAGGCGCGCCGGAAGCGCCTGCTGGCGACGAAACAGAAACGCCTTAGCTACTAGCGCAACGGCTCGGCGCGACTTAGCATCGACTCGAAAGGGAGTCGACATGTCTCGCAAGAAGCGCAAGAAGCCGCCCGCGGCGAAGAAGACGCTGCTACTTGTTATGGAGTGTACGCACTCCAGGCGTGTACGCGGCCCCGTAGTGTCGCACTGCTACGAGTGTGGTGTGGTAGCGCCCGAAGACATCTTCGCACCGCCTGCGGCGCCAGAGGCGCCCCCGACGACGGAGGCGACGTCGATGCAGCTCGCGGCGCTCGACGACGACGGCGCGCCGCCGTGGGATCTACCAGACACCGGCAACTACCCCGAAGGTACCGCCATCGAAGAGGGCGTACCGCCATCAAGCGGCTGGCGCACGCGTGAGTACAGTAGCAGCGTTTCGCACTTGCCGGTGATTCTCACTACCTGGGAGCGCTAATGCGTGAGGAAGCAAAACAGACCCTCGAGCGTGTCTACAAACTCCACAAGTGGAGCACCTACCGCGATCCGTACCTCGCGCCGGAATGCGGGGGGCTCTGTCTCAGGGGCTACAGGGATCCCGAGCCAGATTCGCGGCTAGCTGACTACAAGGTGCTGACGAGCGAAGTCGTCTCCGCAAGAGGGCGCCGCGTCACTACCGCCAGCGGCAGCGTCTACATCCTGATGAAGCCCGACCCCGACTACGTGAAGTGGTGTACCGAGAACGGCATCACCATCGACCCTGAGAACCCCATCAAAGTGAGGAGCTGATGTCGCTCATGCCCCCCGACGCCGTCCCCGGCGTCTTCATCTGTTGCCCCTCGCTGAGAGGCCTCCCCGAGAACATCGAGAAGCGCTGCTACGAGTTCCGCGACTTACTGCTCGCCAACGCCACAGATGCGCCGCTGCCGACGCGAAGCCGCCGGTGCCCGTTGTATCTCGCGCGCAGCGTACTTGCCGACGAATTCCTCAAGTGGAGCCACTCTCGCACCGGCGGCGGGCGCGACGACGATGTCTACTTCAGCTTCGACGACGACACCGAGTTCCGTCTCGAGGATGCGAAGGCAGTCGTCGGCAGCATCCTGTCGGGGCGCAGTCACTTCAGCGGTGGCAGCTACGCCGAGCGCTCTCTGAATCCCCTAGCGTTTCGCGCAGCATGCGCCGACGCAGGCAAAAGCTACGAAGAGTGTATCGAGGATGCTGCCCCGCACTACTGCGGCAACATCCCCGTGAACCACGACTTCGTCGGCAAGCAGCTGCGGGGCTTCAAGTGCCTCGGGCACCAGTTCATCGAAGCCGATTGGGTCGGTGGTGGCTTCTTCGCCATGAGCCGCGCCGCTATCGAAGCGCTGATGTCAGCGTACCCCGGCATGATGCTCTTCGACAACGCCGTCAACAAGGACGGCATCTGGCAAAGCGACGACATCGTCATAGGGCAGCGCTTCAAAGCCATCGGGGGGCAGTCGTATCTCGACATCAGCACGCGCCTTGTGCACTGGGGCAGCTTCGGTTACAGGAGCGCCCTCGACAGACACCTCGCGGAGCTCGGCTTCACCGTTGACAACCAAGAGCCGCGCGAGACGCAGCTCGATACCCGCGTGCACATCGATGCGCTTCGCAACGCGCGCAACGTCGGCATCAAGCTGCGCTACCGCCGCGAGCACGCAGGACTGACGCAAGAAGCACTCGCTGATGCGATGTCGGTGCCTCCGAGCTACATTGCGCGTGTGGAGACAGACGAGATCGAGCTCACAGCAGGGCAGCTGCAACAGTGGCTCGCGTTGTGCCCGGCGCCGGTGCTGTGAAAACGTTCCGCCGCTGCATCGAACCGTTCGGCGAGCGCGCGACCATCGACGTTGTCGTTGCCGAGGTGTTGAACGACGGCCCCGGTTACGATCCTGCGCCAGACTACTACGCTGCACCACTCGCCGACACGATCGACAACGGCGATGTAGTCCTCCGTGTCCTGTCGATGCCGCATGTAGTACCGCAAGAAGAGTTGGAGCTACTAGATGACGATAGATTCCTAGCCAACTTCTCTGGTAGGACACGGAAGCACCGAGAGTTATGCCTATACATCGCGTATGCACTCAACAAGAAGGCGCGGGTGGACGGCGCGTCGGGGTGCGCGTACTCCGGCGGCTGGGCAGACGTGTGCGCGGAAGACGGTTCGTTATTCGTCGAATGCGGCACGTTGAATCCGGCGAAACCGCTGCGCGCCGCAGAGGCCGGAGACGCGCTGCTCATCATCCCATACCTCACCGGCGGTCGGATCGATGCTGCTACTGCGGCACTGCTCGATCCGTTGGACCTCTTCTCCCCAAAAAGGCGCGAGGAGTACTCGCGTTCTGCTTTGGGGCTCAGAGTGAACGAGTTCATAGCGTTGAGTCGCGTGACGCTAGGTTTTCTGTTGACGCCTACCAGATCTCGACGGCGTCGCGCGCCTTAGCGACATCATCCGCGCCGCGCATATCGTACAGCTCCGTCGTTTTGGAGCTCGCGTGCCCTAGGATGTCCTGCACGATGAAGACATCCACTCCCTTGCGCAGTAACGCGGTCGCCAGTGTGCGTCGGCAGTCGTGCGGTTTGATGCGCGGTACCCCGGCTTCCTCGGCGGCGCAGTCGCAGAGGTACTCCACAGCGCTCACGTTGAGCGGTCGGTCGATGATGAACCCTCGTTGTACACGCGCGAACAGGTGCGGTGTCGTGATCCCCTCCTCCGCGCGCGCCTCGAGCCATGCTTCCACATCGCCGCGAGCCCGCTTGTTGAGCGGGACCGTAGATTCCTTGTCACCCTTACGGATGAAGCGCAGCCCGGCACCCGTATACGCTGCCACGGGGAGCTCGCAGAGCTCTCTGGCGCGCAGCCCGCCATCAATCAGGACGGTGAATATGGCCCGCAGGGCGGCCCCGTAGGCCCCGGGGAGACCCTCAAGCCACGTTCGGAGGCGCCTCAACTCCTCCGCAGGTATCTCCCGAGCCGTAAGCATGCGCTTTCCGCGTGGCGCTTTGAGCTTACGCATGGCCTTCGCGTACTCTTCGGCCGTAATCAACCCCAGATCGAAGCTCTCCCCCATCACCCCGCGCAGTGCAGCGAGCGTGACGGCGACCGTTTTGGGGCTGTACCTCTTTGGGGAGCTCAGTAAAGCATCGCGAATAGCCCCCGCGGCGGCCGAATCTAGCCTTCCCCAGTCACTAAAGGAGGGAGGAAGCCCGTAAACAGTCCTAAAGCGGGCTATCGCCTGCCTACCGGTGCGCTTCGCGGCGAGGGTGTGGAGCCTCCCGACGTAGTTATCCTCCGGATTCCTACGTGATACGAGCTCCGCCCCGTGCGAAGTATCATCTAAGTGTATGATTTTACTGCTTTTTTCGTCCAAAACGGCCTCCGATTGTAACGTCAGGCTAATAGCTGTTAGCTGAGAATACCCTCGCGCGAAGGCCGTTGGCAAGGGTTTTGCCGGTATTCTCGTGTGTGGGAAAGGCGGATAAAGGCTCCCCGGGGCCCCCGGGGGCCAGGGGGGTCAGGGGCGCTCGTGCGGGTTTCTGGCGCGCGGGGAGGCGCTCTAGTCTCGTGGCGACGTCGGCGGGCGCGGGGGCAGGGGGGAGGCTTCGGCGCTCGTGCGCGTTTTCTGGCGCGGCTGGCGCGCTACGGCTGAGGTAGGAGTCGCACCCACCTTGTCGCATGAAAACCCGCACGAGCCTGGCACGCCCTTTTGCCGACGCGCCGAGGCGCGTAGGTGCGTACGCGGCTACGCGGGGAGGTGCGTACGCTTCGCGCCTAGGGCAAAGTCGCGCTCGGCTTTTCGTGCACTTAGCCGTGGCACGGGGGGTGCATCATCCCCTTGTGACGGCGCGACGGAAAAGGCGCCCGAGGGGCCCCGCGAAAACGGGGCGCGCGTGGGAAGGGCGTCTCGCTTCCCCGCGTACTCACGAGAGACACGACGGCGCGCAGTAGGCGCCGAGGCAGGGTAACCAGTCCCGAATGGGGAGCGCGACTCCCCGCCCGCTCAGCACGGGGTCCGATCGAAGGGAAAGCCTTCGGTGCTCGGCAGTGCAGGGTATGCTTCGGCGATACGCCCCACGCGAAGGGGCGGCGCGACGGCCATAGCATCCACATCCCGCGTGCGGCGTGCGTAGCGTCGCAAAGGGTGGGGCTGGCGCGAAGGGGCTAGTTGACTGACTCCGTTAGTCGATCGGCTACCCAAACGCCCGGAAGCCCGGGGCACTAAGAATGAAAGCCCGAACGGCGTGGCGGAACCACGCGACCCAAGGAATGATGCAAAGCCCGAGGATATCGGACGCGCGCAAGCGCGTTAGGGCAAGAGGCGGCAAGCGTAACGGCGCTAGTTGCCTCTCCGGTGCGACAAGCTACGACGATTGGCACGTCGGAGCTCACGTTCGCATCGCGCGCGTCCGGTGTATCGGTCAGCATTCGCCTGCACGCGAGCGTTGACCGATGCAAAGGAGGGCTGTCATGCTCTTTGAAGGCAGGAAACAGGGCTACTAACGAAGGACTGACATGAGCTCGAATCCGCGTACCTTTCAACCCACGACCGTCGCCAGCGCGTATAGCGAAGCGCTCGCGTACCTCGCCGGGCGTACCTAACGTCGGCGTGCACCAAGCAAAGCGTGAGTGGTATCTCACGGGCCCGGAGCCGCACCGTGTGCGGCGCTTTGAAGACGGAATGCAGGTGTAGCTATGAAGGGCTGGATCGACATAGGTTCCGACGTCAACTGGCCCGAGTACGGGGGCAAGTGGGCGCGACGCGCTCTCGACGGGAGCTACTACGTGATCGACTTCATGAACATGTACGACGCTTGCGGGGAGGAAGAGTGCAAGCGCGACGGGCAGGCGCAATACGTGTGCGAGGTCAAACGCGTCGACTTGGGCGACTTGTCGCTAAAAAGCGCGCTCGACTGGGTAGGCCTAGCGGCCTCCCCGGAAGGGATCATCTGTCCGCATAGCGGCGACTTGGTTGCCGAAGGGCCACGATGCGAGCTTGTTCTAGTCGAGGCGTGCGTCTCATACGGGTGCGCGCAGCCTTTGGAGTCGTTCAGCGCCGATAGCTATGCGGCGCGCCTACGCGCCGAACCGGGCCTTGCGTACGGATCTCAAGGCGGCGAGGAGGAACGGTTCGGATACCTCGACGAGGAGGGACGCGCGGAATGGAACGTCGAGCGATACCCGCTCGTCAAAGACGTCGACGGTGGCGCCCCGGAGCATGCGGCTGCGCAGCCTGAAGCGCCGTCGGCGCTGATGGCGTTCTTCAGAACGCCCGCGCACCCCGACCTATGTTGCAAGTGTGGCGCGCCGCGCCCGTGTGACTACCATGACTGACGGCGGCGGCGCGCGCTTCACGCGAGCATCCGACGCTTGCGCCTACATACTCGGCGGGCACGCTATCGTGACTCTCGTGAGCCGCAAGACTGGCGCGCGCTTCACGTATCGCATCAAGGCGCCAGCCGAAGGCGACAACATCCGCTTCGTCGCGGTGCTGATGGGGCCCGACAACGGCGCCGACTACGTCTACCTCGGCCAGATCTACACGCGGGACCGCTACTACATGCGGGGGCGCAAGAGTACTATCGATGCCGCCGCGCCGAGCGCCATGGCTTTCGCGTGGAGCTGGTTTCACCTGCGCGACGGCAAGCTGCCAGAAGATCTTGAGGTGTGGCACGAAGGCACCTGCGGAAGGTGCGGCAGACGCCTGACGACGCCGGAAAGCATCGCGAAGGGAATGGGGCCCGAATGCGCGCGGCGTAGTGCACCGTAAGGGCGCTGTCGACGGTGTCATCGATGCGATGTATCAAACGCGCAAAGGCGCCGTGCAGGCGCACACGGCGACTAGCGGCTCCAGCGCCGCGATGGTGCTCGCATCGCGCCTCGACACGGCGACGGAGCTGCACCGCAAGCTTCGCCCCGGTAAGTTCAAAGACGACGGTAAACAGAAGGGGTCCCGTCGGATTCAAAGCAACGTCAACGGCGCGGCGCGCGAGGCGGGGCGGCGCGCAGGCGCGGCGCTGCACAACAAGGGTGCGCTTGCCGGTGGCGGCGCCAGGCAATTGAAAGGAGGGGCGTGATGCCTCTAACGCGTAGTGATCTCTCCCCCGACCAGCTCGAAGCCTACGAAACCATCGCCGACTGGGTCGGCGACGTGCCCATCAGCGGCGACGGTGGGCGCGGCGGGCGAGGCACGCTGACGATGGGGGGCTACGCCGGTACCGGGAAGACGACGCTCCTCTCCGTCTTCGCCACCGAGGCCGACTGTCTCATCGCCTTCGTCGCCTTCACCGGCAAAGCATCGAGCGTGCTGTCTCGCAAGCTGCAAGCCGCGGGCATCGCCACGACGAACAAGATTCTCACTGCGAAAGAGAAGCGCGACGGCGCCGACTTCGGGGGAAGGCACTTCTGCGGTACCATCCACAGCCTCATCTACCGCCCGTGCCCATGCACGGAGCCGCGGAAGAAGGGGGAAGCGCCCGTCAAGAGGCCGTGTGAGATCTGCCACGAGAAACGCTTCTCGCTGCGCACGGAACTCGATAGAGCCTACGACCTCATCGTCGTCGACGAGGCGTCAATGGTGTCAGATGACATGCTTGCCGACATCAGGCGCTTCGACCTGCCGATTCTCGCCGTCGGCGACCACGGCCAGCTGCCGCCCGTGTCAGGCACCGGCAGTCTGATGCAGCGCCCCGACATTCGGCTGGAGCGCATCCACCGCCAAGCCGAGGGCAACCCCATCATCGCTTTGAGCAAAGCGATTCGCGAGACCGGCGACTACGATACGCGCTTCGCCGACGGCGCGCGTGTCAGATTCGGCAGCTTGAGAGACATCCCCCGTGAAGTCGAGGCGCGCTTCAAGCGAGGCATGACGCGCGACGCTCTCTTTGACAGCGCGCTCATCTGCTATACGAACAAGCGTCGCGTGGGGCTGAACGGACTGGCACGCAAGGCCCGGGCCCTGAGGGGCCCGCCGGCAGCGTCGGAGCTTGTCGTATGCCTGCGGAACCAGAAAAGCTTCGGTGTCTTCAACGGCATGCGTGGGTATCTACTCGCTGATAGCGCGCAAGTGGTTCCTAAGGATCCCAATGCCGACCCGACGCCGTGGCTCTACAGAGCCTCTATCGAGTTCCCCGAGGAGGGGCTCGCCGCGCAGGACTTCAGGATGTGCGGTTTGCAGTTCAATCGCGATAAGACGTTCAAGGACCCCGACGAGGCGCGCGACGAGAGCGGCATCGAGGCCTACAGCTGGGACATGCTCGGCTCGTTGTTTGACTTCGGCTACGCGATGACGTGCCACAAGAGCCAGGGGTCCGGGTGGCCCGACGTGCTCGTGGTTTCAGAAACGTTTGGGATGGATCGCGAGGCGAGTATGCGCTGGAAGTACACAGCAGTAACGCGCAGCGCGGAAAGGTTGACGGTGCTTCGATGATGAAACATCTCGGTAAGGTCGGGGAGATCGGCATCGCGTTGGAGCACACCATCGACGCAGATCCCCTCGTGGAGCTCGATGTCGGAGGCAACGATTCGGTGTACCTCACGCGCATCGAAGCGAGCTTCCTCTCCGACCTCCTCAGGCACGCATGCAAACAGCTCGAGAGACTCGAGCAGAAAGACAAGCCATGACACGCAACGAATGGATGCACCAAACGGCGATGCGCATGCTCGCTGCCGACCCCGAGCTCGACGCCGACTTCGTCGCAAGCGCAGTCGACACGGAGGCGTGATGCGCCTCGGATACACCTTCTTCTGGCGCGCCAAGGGCGCCATCCACGAGAGTGTCGTCTCACACAAGTGCCCGCTATGTAAGCACTTCGCTGTCGTGCGCCTACCTGAGGCGCTACAGGGGCTTCAGCCCGACGACACCACACATGTATGCCACCCGAGCATCGGGGGGTGCAACCACGGCTTCGCACTGACGGCGCTGACGCCGCCGGGCGCAACCGCCAGCAACGCAACTGCATCCAAGGAGTCGACGCCATGATGAGCCCCGAGTACATCCGCAGTCTTTCCGATGACGCCGCCCGCGAAGCCTCGCAAAAGCGTAAGAAGCCCTACGCCATCTTCGACGTCGCGGAGCTGCGCCGCCTCGAAGCGGGCACGAAGCCGTTGCCGTTCCCGTTCCTGGGCAGCTACACGCCGCCAGGGTACGAGAAAGTCGAGGAGCTCTTCGTCGACAGCTCGGGGTTCGGCAGCGAATCCGAACCGGCGATGACGAAGCGCGCTTTCTTCAAGCGGCTGCACGCCGACATGGCGGCGGGCAACGCCTTCAGCTACGCCCTGACGGAGGTCGGGCAGTTTCAGTGCTACGTCGGCGTGTACCGCAAGAAGGGAGCTACGGCGCGATGACCCTCGAAGAGAAGGTACAGCTGGCCGCCTCGTTGGCCGGCACGACGATCCGTATTCGTTACGAGCCCCAGATAGGCTTCACCGCCTACGTCTACGATGGGGCCGAGGAGTGTATCGCTCCGATAGTCAACGATGCCGTGAACGGGCTGCTCTGCAAGCTCGTAGAGCGCGCGGAGCGTGAGCTGCTGCACCGCACGAGTAAAGCCTCGAAACTGGTCGATGTTGCCTGCAAGGTACCCAGATGACGCCGACGCCCGACTACGATGATCTCCCGGACACCAAGCCGGAGGCGCCCATGTGCATGAACTGCAAGGGCGCCAAGATCATCGAGCTGCCCCCCACCAAGCTTGCCGACCACCGGGCCGTCAGGTGCCCGGTGTGCGGGGGCACGGGGCTCTTGCAGCAGAAGAGCGGCGTCAGAAAGACACTGAAGACATGAAAGGCGACAGGTGGGTGTGCGGCGTCTGCGGCGACACCTTCACTACGGCGCATAACGCGGCGCTGTGTTGCGCCGAGCCGTGCCAACTATGCGGACGCGCGGTCTCCATCAAAACGAGAGAGACCTACGGCATCGACGGCGGCGGTACGGTGCTCTTCGCGCACGCGCAGTGCAAGTTGAAGGCACTGCGCCATCGAGAGCAATCATGAAGCCCCCGACTCTCGATGTACTCGAGGCCACGCTCGCGCGTGCGAAGGCGCCGGCGCTGTCAGCGTTGACGCGCCTCATCACCATCAATCTCAAAACATCGGCGCGAGAAGCGCCAGAAAGCGACGACATAAACATGACTACCAACGGCTATCTTGCGAAGCAGCATCTTCGACAGCGCCATGTGGCGCTTATCATGCTCGGGCGCGGTGACGTCTTCGGTGGCGCCGACGAGAGCGACTTCCTCGCTTGGTGTACCTTCGCGGCGGCGCGCGTCGAGAGCGAGGCGGGGCTGTACGTGATGGTGCAGGTGCGCGACGCGGAAGACGCGAAGCAACATAACCTCATCGTCGCCATCGACGGCGCCGACGAGACGAAGCTCGAAGCCGCTGTGCATCGACTCTGGAGCGCATGGCTGCGCCTCAGCAGCGGTACCATCGCTCTCGAGCTCGAAGAGCTCGACGGTGACGCCGATGACGATGGCTTCTACGACAGACCGACGCCGGTGCGCGTGGTGCCGGCGATGAGGCACGCGTGAAGCGAAGCATCGAAACGGTGCCGGGGTGGGACTGCATCCGAGCGCCGTGTGGCCGAAACGGGTGCGGTGTACATCCCGGCTCGAACCACGGCATCCACAACGACGAGTGGGTCTACATCGTCTCCGAAGGGGACTTCGCGCTCGTACTGTCGGTGTACTCCCGTATCTATCCGGCAACGGTGCCTGAGGACGTCGTTCAGCGGGCCAAAGAGCGCGACGGGCTCATCGCCTCGGACCTCACGATGCACGTCGGCTTCCGCTACGACCGCGAGCAGGTGATGTCTGACTATCGCGGCCGGGCGTGCGCATATGTTGCCGGCGGTCGGTGCTACGGCGGGAGCAGCGAGTTCACGAGCGTGTCACAAGCAGACGCGCTCGCGCGGGCACACCATGATCGCGTGAACCGGGAGCAGGGGGAGGCCTTTTGGCAAGCTCTCGAAGCTAAACTCCGCGAGTGGCGTGATTCGACTCCGCTCGAACGCGCCGATGCGCGGTGGCAGCGCTGCGTTCACTGTGATGCGACCGGTACGATCTTGAAAGGATAGACACCCAATGCCTCAGCGTCAGACCAACAAGCCCGAAGGCAAGAAGAAGGACCCCGTCGCGCCCTCGCGCTCGAAGAAGGGGAAGGTACACAACCGCGGGCGCAACCCCGCACGCACCTTCTTCACCAACCACACCGCTGGCGCCTGCGTCGACAGGAGCTACGACGGGCGCACCGTCACCCACAACCGCGACGCCGGATACGGTGTTGCCGAGCGCGATAGGCCGTTCGCGATCTTCAGGCGTGAGTGGGTCGAAGTCGACGGCGTCTTCCAGTGGCGCGTGCTCGCCATCAAGCACGGTGGGGCCGCTACGCCCACGGAGCAGCGCGTCTTCAGCGTCGACGCTTACGGTCGGCGCAACTTCGACATGGCGCCGAAGGCGAAGAAGGAAGAGGCGGTGCAGAAGTGAAACCGGCGCAAGTGCCGCAGGAGCTTCGCAAGCTAACGCGCCTCCAGCTTCAGGAGGCGCTCTTGAAGCTGCGTCAAGACAACCGCGAGCTGCGCGGCGAGCTTGGCGAAGCGGTACGCATCATGCAGACGGCCAAGGAGACTATCCAACGCATGAATACGGCGCTCGAGGCAATAGCTCTCATCGCCGACGCGCGCATGCTCCACGCCACAGACGAGTGGAGCCTTATCGCCGACGTGGCGCGCACTGCTCTCAGAAAGGCGCGGCTATAGTGGCAATCAGCGTCGAGAAGCTCCCCCACGGCCCTCTCTGGCGCCTCCGCAGCTCCACGTACAGCCCCGCGCTGTATAAGGCGGCGCGCGAAACGCCGGGGATGGCGTGGAATAAAGAGGCGCGCGTCTGGGAAGGCTATCGCGATGCCGCGTCGCTCGCCGTCGAGGCGCTTGCCGCAAAAGGCATCCGCGTCAACGGCACTGTGGAAGCAATCTCGTCACAGGCGCCGACGAGGTTTCAGCCTAGCTACGAAGACATGCGCGATCACCAGTGCACAGCTATCAGCTTCGTCGTCACGCACGCCGATGAGGGGGTGTTGCTTGCAGACGACATGGGTCTCGGCAAGACAGCAGTGGCGCTACGCGCCGCGCGCGCTTTCAAACAACCGGCTCTCGTGGTGTGCCCCGCCTTCGTCACGGGCATCTGGGGCGACGACGACTTCTCCGAGGTGAAGAAGTGGTGGCGCGACGCCTGGCCCCCGCAGGTGCTGGAGGGCGTGAAGGCGGGCCCTTGGGTAGTCTCGCGAGAAGACAACAAGGGGCGCTCGTGGTACTGGCGAGGCCAAGCGCCCATCGGCTGGACGACATCGTTCTACGATGCAGACACCTTCCCGACGTTAGACGACGCCGAAGACTTCGCCGACAAGCGCTTCCCGCCCGAGGAGCGCAAGCGCCTCGGCGTCAGCTTCGCGCCCGCCGCGTTGCCAGAAGCGCCGCTGACCGTCTGCAACTACTCCATCCTCCACGCGTGGACGCCGCACCTCGTCGGCGCCGTGAAGACGCTCGTGTGTGACGAGGCGCACTACATTAGCAATGCCAAGAGCGGCAGAAGCCAAGCGCTCGCATCGATTGCCGCGGGGTGCACACAGCGCATAGCTCTGACAGGCACGCCTTTGACAAACAGACCGCGTGACTTGTGGAATCTCGTGGACACCATCAGCCCCGGAAGGTTCGGGAAGTTCGTCGCGCACGGTATACGTTACTGCTGCCCACCGGACGCTCCTGTGTGGATGGGGGACCTTACGTTCAAACCTATCGGCGATATCCGGCCCGGAGACAGCGTTGTAGGGTGGAAGCGATCCAACGATAGACCGGACAGGCCCCGTAAAGGTTTCGGCGGCCAGAACAGATTGTGTACAGCTAAAGTACTAGCCGTGGGTAGGCGTGTGGCCCCGCTAGTCAAAGTTACTATGGCCTCCGGCAGAACGCTGGTATGTACGTCGGATCACATGTGGGCGAGCATGCACAAGTCGAACGGTAAGTACATCTGGTGTCGTACGCGTAAGGGCAACCATCTGGCCCACGTCATAGACACGCCTAGACCGTTGGCTCCGGAGTATGTCGGCATAGCTCGTTGGCTCGGCGGCATCTACGACGGAGAGGGTAACTGTACTTACACCGCTATCAATATATCTCAATCCCGTAAGCATAACCCCGATGTCTGCGCAGCTATCGAGAGCGCGTTAGCTACGTTGGGCGTACCGTACACTATTGACGGTATGGGGCCACACCGAAAGTACGAGTGTGACCGTTTCCGTATAGCCGGTGGGCGCCAACGGAATCTAGAGTTTTTGACGTGGTGCGCGCCGGTTCGACGTAAACGCATAGAGGAGCTGATTCTGAACGGGCGGTTCAGGACTCAGGATACTATCGTAAGCGTAGAGCCGCACGGTGAGGGTGAGGTCGTATCCCTAACAACCGATACTGGTAACTACGTCGTGTACGGCTACGCGAGTAAGAACTGCGATGGGCATCAAGAGGAGGTGCCTCAGCGCGGAAGCAAGCTGCCGAAGGCAGTGTGGCGATTCGAGGGCGCCAGCAATCTCGAGGAGCTGAATAAGCGCTTGCGCTTTTTCATGCTACGGCGCACCAAGAAAGACGTCGCGTTGCAACTACCACCGCGCACGATGCAGACGTTTCTCGTCGATGTCAAGCGCGCCAACATCGCGCCCCCGAAGAGCATCATCGGCGACAAGCGCGTGTCAGAGAAAGCACTGAGGCGTGCATTGGATCTTGCTGCTGACGGTAAGTTGCCGCACGTCGTCGAGTTGGTGAAGAGTCACGTCGCCTCCGGCAACCGCGTCGTTGTCTTCTGCTGGCGCCGCACCGTCTGCGAAGCGCTCGCAGCCGCCTTCGGCGAAGGCGCCGCTTTCATTCACGGGGGCGTCTTGCAGCGCGAGCGCCAACGGCGTATCAATAGCGATTGGCGCATCCTGTGTGCCAACATCGACGTCACTGCCGGAGGTATCAGCCTCACGCAGGCGAGCGTCGGTGTCTACGCGGAGCTCACCTGGGAGCCGCACGAGATTCTCCAGACGATGGCGCGATTGCACCGCCCCGGGCAGGAGATGCCGACGCTGTTTCAGTTCCCTCTCGCACGTTCGTCGGTTGACGAATTGGTGGCGAAGGCTATATTGACGAAGCTAGACACGTTCGAGCGCGCGATCGGCCCTCTGGACGAGCGGTTGGGGGAAAGCTTGTCGTCTATCCGCGCCAAAACCTCTCAGGAGCAATTACGCCTTCTCTATGAGCGCCTCAAAAAACAAGCGGCGGACGCCGATAGCTAAGGTGGGGGCGCGCTTCGGTGCGCTGACGATCATAGCTGAAGGGCCGGCTACTAAGTGGAGTACGTGGACGTGGATAGTCCGTTGCGATTGCGGAACCGTCAAGACGGTACAACACGCTAACCTCGTGTACAATGGCACTCGGTCTTGTGGCTGCCTGAGGGGTAAGCACATAAGCGACGCGATCAAGACCCACGGCATGACGAACACGCCGGAGTTTCGTGTGTGGTCAGGGATCATGGCGCGATGCTACAACCGTAACCACAAGGACTACCCACGATATGGGGCCAAGGGTATTCACGTAGCCGCCGCATGGCACGACTTCAGCGCCTTCTTCAAGGACATGGGCAAACGTCCGTCCAAGGCGCACTCTGTCGATAGGTTCCCCGACAGGCGTGGAAACTACGCCCCAGGCAATTGCCGTTGGGCCACTTTGCGGCAGCAGGCCAATAATACAGCAGCTAACGTGTACGTTCGCTTCCGCGGAGAGACAAAGACGTTGAAAGAGTGGTGCCGAGCTCTGGGCCTCAAGTACCACCGCGTGTGGGCGCGCGTTAGAAGGTACGGCTGGACGTACGCGCGGGCGCTCACCGAACCGTTCGTAGAATACTCGAAGCGCAAGTGGCGCTAGCGTCGACGAAAAGCTCGGCGAGACACTCGCCTCTACTAGAGAAAAGACAAACCAGGCGCAACTAAAGTCGCTCTACGCGTGATCGCATTCAATGACACCAAACGGAAGCAAGTGCTCGCCGCCTTCGACAAAGCCGTCAAGCTACAGGAGAAAGTCAATGCCCGCTAACACCCCGCAGGCGCCGCTGGCGCCCAGCGTCATCGACGTCACCGCGCACTTGATGCGTCTTCGCCAAGGCGAACCGCTGCAAGATATCTTCGAGTGCCTCGACGGCCCCGCGATTAGAAGGTGCCTCATCGCCATCGGCGTCATTCGCCCCGGCCCCCGGCGCGAGGCAGCAGCCGTAGGCCGCTATCTGAAGGAGGGCGAGTACCTCCGACAGCGATGCTACGAAGACATCCCCGGAGCGCCTACCGGCGCCGACGGCAAGCCCCGCAAGCGCTTCACCGGCGTCGTCGGGGTGTGGAAGGTGCCGGCCACTCTGCGCATCGACGCCCTCGGGGCGCGCGCGGCAGCGCGACAGCTGCGCAACGAAAGCGACGGTTACTGATGCGCTTCACCATTCCCCCCGAGCTCCTCGTGCGCGTCAAGCGTCTCGAGACGCGCATGGCGGCAGCTGACTTGCTACTCGAGGTAGCGACGACGCGCGACGACTTCATCGACGCCTTCACCGAGAGCCACCTCGTCTGCGCGGAGACAGCCGAAGTGCTGAAGCTACTCCCGGCCGACGTCACTATCGAAGAGATCAACGAGCTCTTCGGCCGCGCCGACGGCGCAAAGCCACCCGACACCGACAGAAAAGGAGAACCGTCATGAGAGGATTCGCAGGAATGAGCCCCGAGAAGCAGCGCGCCATCGCCAGCAAGGGGGGCAAGTCAGCGCACGCGCAAGGCCGCGCGCATCGCTTCACCCCCGAGCAGGCCGTCGAGGCCGGCGCCAAGGGCGGGGAGAAGGTTGCGCAGGACCGCGAGCACATGAGCCGCATCGGGAAGCTCGGGGCAGCCAAGCGCATCGAGAACTTCAAGCGGCGACAGGCGCAGGACGCGCCAGCGCCGGCTGCCGAATAGCGCCACAAGCGCTAGACTAGCCGCATGGCAATCATCCCCCTCTACCTCGGCGAAGCCGTGCATCACGCGAAGTGCGGTACCTTCAGGTGGCGCCCCGACGGCGCCGTATACCGCTACCAGCCCTCAGGCGCCGACGGCGCCGAGGCGCGTGACATCGAAGACTTCGGGGCAGAGGGGGCACGGCTGTTCGTCGGCTTCAACGTCGGGGGGCGCCCGGCGTGGACACTTCAGCAAGTCGCCGACGCTGTCTACGCGATTCGCAAGAAGCAGGGTGCATCAGGCGATGCAAGCTTCCTCTTGCAGCGCGGTATCTACGAAGCCGCCGGGGGAGAACGCATCGACGAAGACGCTGCGCAGGTGATTCTCTTGAATCTCACAGGCGAAGCTGACTTCGTGCAAAACATGTTGAAGCTCGGCGAGTCGCTTCGCATAGCGCTGAAGCAGGAGCGCGTCATCATCGAGATTCAGAAAGGCGGCGTCGTGGAGCACATGTACAGCGCCACGGATCCACGGGAATGAGGGTACAGTGCTTCCAATGCGAAGGCTGGTGTGAGCTCCCAGACTACGCCGACAACGATGAGGAGCACCCACCTGTCGCCGTCTGCGTTACCTGCATTCAATTCGCGATGGCGGCCGACGCCGCCTTCCTCACCGACTGGCGTGACAGACCACTGCCTCGGGGCTGCCGCATCTTCGCGTGTCTACCCGTACCGCACGTCGAAGAGCCGCGGGGCGACGTCTGGGAAGACATCACGTTCGCCGAGAAAGGTTTCAGGCTGATGTTCCACTACTGGATTGATGTGCTGCTTTCCGCCTGGCCTCCGGCTACGAGAGAGGAGTTCATCCTCCTCATCTACGAAGCGGCGGCCGCCGCCGGCATCTGGGTTCGCCGCGAAGGTACATGCCGCATCGACGGCACCGGCGTCGGCCAATACCGCATCGACGGCTGGCACTTCCGAGGCACCGGGCCCAACGTCGTGCTCGGCGAAGAGCTCTCATGGCGTTACCTGCGAGATGTGCGCGACCGTGAGGCGGCAGTAGCTCAGCTGATAGCTGCGAAGCGCGCGTAGCACCCCCTCCTCTACTGTGCGATACTGCTCTCCATGGGAGCACTACGCAGCTCGGGCGCAATTCGCAATACGGAGATGGCCTACATCTCCAGTATCGAGATCCTGGCGCTAGCACGAGCGCAGGCCGCCGAGAGGTCGATCGCCGCCGGGGCGTTCTTGCAGGGCGGCAACTCCTTCGGCGTGCCTGCGGTCCTAGGGACCAACGACGCCAACCCACTTCTCATCAGAACCAACGGCGTCACGCGCGCTGAGGCGGATACCTCGGGCAACTTTCTAGCCAACTCGTTCGACACGCTGACGGTCACGGGGCTCGTCATCGGCGGCACGAACGCCAACGCCGTAACCATCGGCGGTGCCGCCAACCCCAGCCTGACGATGACCGTCGGCGCCGTCACGTTGACGAGCAACGGCGCCGGTACACTCGGCTTCGCCGGCAACGTCAACATCAACACCAGCGCCGGCAATTTGAACTTCGGAGCCTCGAGCACGGTTCCCATCAACATAGGCTCGGCCGGAGGCAACACTGTCACACTGCTCGGCACCGCGATGCAGATCACCGGTACGACCAGCGTGACACTGCGCGGAACCACGACCTTCAACGACGCGAACAACAACACCTGGCTTACGAACACTGCTGTCGGTAGCGCGGTCAACTTCGTCACGATCGCGAACGCCGCGACCGGTGGGAGCCCGACGATCCAGGCAGTCGGTACAGACGCAACGATCGCTCTGAGCCTCAAGGGCAAGGGCACGGCCGGTGTCTTCCTCATCGATGGCAACGGCAACGCGCTTCTCAAGACGGTGGCCATCGCGAGCGCTGTCAACTTCATCACCATCGACAACGCAGCTACGGCAGGCACACCGCTATTCACCTCCTCGGGCTCGGACGCGGCCGTCAATCTCAAGATCTCCACGAAAGGTACGGGGACCATCTTCGCGTCGCCTGGCACCGACAGTACGGCCGCTTTCGTGGTCGCCAACGCGGCGCTCACGAACGAGTTCGCCATCTTCGATAGCACGAACGCGCGTTTCAGCATCGCAAGCGGCGGTTCGGTCACACCGCGCACCACGCTCGATGTCGACGGTACCGCGGGTGTACAGCTTGGCGGTACGGGGCAGAACTTCATCGCCATATTCCAGAACACCGCCAACAACTCCACGGCCGGGTGCGCGACCTTCTGGGGCGGCGACGATAGCGCGACAAGCCGCATCATCATCGACTTCCGCGAGGCAGCTGCTAGCGGTACCGTCGTAGGCTCCATCGCCATCACGACGAGCGCCACGGCGTTCAACACGAGCTCCGACAGGCGCCTCAAGAAAGACATCGAGGACACCAGCCATGGCCTCACCGACATCCTCAAGATGCGCGTGCGTGACTTCGGCTTCAAGGTGGACGAACCTGGCGTCGCTAAGCGCACCGGCTTTATCGCTCAGGAGCTAATCGAAGTCGTACCGAGCGCCGTGACTGTCGAGGCTGACAGGCGTGGCTTGATGCAGGTCGACTACTCCAAGTTGACGCCCTACTGCGTCCGAGCTATCCAAGAGCTGCACGCGCGTATCGCGCAGCTGGAATCTAGGGCTGCCTAAAGCCGCGCCTGCACAGCAGGTGGAGCATGACTCGCAACAAGCAGGCACCCGGCGCGAAGCCGACGGAAGCCGTGATGACTGACGTGGAAAAAGCTGAGCTCCGGCGCCTCAATGAGGATAGTCAACAGCACCAGACAGCGTGGCTACACGTCTCGCTGAGCTTTGAATACCAACGGCGCGAATATGAAAAGAAACGCGCCACGTTGCTCGACGACATCGAGCGCTCCGCCGCCGCGCTTCAGAAGCGCTCCGCGGAGATTCTCAAGGCTCACAAGCTCGATGAGAGTAAGAACTACGCCATCGACTGGAGTAAGGGCACGATCAAGCCGGCGCAGTAGCCGCCACTCTCCTACTGTGCGATACTCCGGAGCGTGGGCGCGAATAGATCCTCGGGCCAGGCGCGTAACACCTTTCTCGCGTACCTCGAATCGAAGGTAGAGCTAGCCTTTGAAGCGGCGAAAAAAGCCGCCGGCTCAGCCGTCAACGCGTTCGTCCAGGGGGGCAACGCCTTCGGCGCTTCGGGGGTGCTAGGCACCAACGATAACAACGACCTCAACGTACGTACCAACGGCGTCAACCGATTCAGGTTCCCTGCCGGTCTCGGGCTTCTCAGGTTCCTCCAATCGTCGGCGCCAGCGCAGGCCGGCGACATCAACGTGGACCCTGTGACGGGGTTGATCTCCCTGTTCGTCAAGGGCGGGGTTGTCACGCTCCCCGGCGGCCCCTCCGGCAGCGGTTTGCCGGCTGCCCTCGCGCAAGCCACATGGCACATCAACGCCTCGACAGGTAACGACGCCAACAACGGCCTCACTGCCGGCACCGCGCTGAAGACGTGCGCGGAGCTCGAGAACCGCCTTGGCCACTATGGCAACATCACCGCGGCGAGCGTCACCATCAACCTCGACTCCAACATTCCCTCAAGCGATCCGTTGAATCTACTCGTCGTGCTACCGCCCGACGGCTCCTTGACGGTACAGGGCACCGCGGCTACTACGCTGCACACAGGTAGCTTCACGGCAGCGACGACTGCGCTGAACCGCGCTACGAACCAGGCATGGCAGGTGACCGACGCTGCTATCGGCGGGGCTAGTTGGACGCCGTTCATCGGTCAGCGACTCCGCATCACCGCGGGCGCACGCGCCGGCGACGAGATGTGGGTCGCGAAGAACATCAGCGCCGGCGTCGCGCGCGTCTCGCAGCTCGTAGTCCCGACGAATCCGCCCACCGAAGCGACCCCTACCAACGGCGATGCCTATGTCATCGAGAGC